AAGCCATTAAAAATCTTCCTTGTGGGGTTAAAAGGGGCGATATTGGTGGGTGGATTGAAAGTAAACATCAACTTTATGGGAATGCCTGGGTTTATGAGAATGCCAAGGTTTCTGGGAATGCCTAGGTTTCTGGAGATGTCAAGGTTTCTGGGAATGCCTGGGTTTCTGGAGATGCCAAGGTTTCTGGGAATGCCAAGGTTTATGGGAATGCCGAGGTTTCTGGGAATGCCAAGGTTTATGGGGATGCCTGGGTTTCTGGGGATGCCTGGGTTTCTGGAGATGTCATTGTTGATTCTATTACAGCTATTATAGTTTTGGTTATTGTGATGAAATATTCAGTAACTATTACTAAAAAGTTAATTTTTATTGGATGTAAACAATTTACACATTTAGAAATTAAAAAAATTACTACGAAACAAGCAGAAAACTTAGGATTAGAAAAACAGTATTATAAAGTATATAAAGAAATGATTTTGAGTGCTATAAAACTTCTTAAATAAGAAAAGAATAAAATATGAAAAATCAATTTTATTAAAATTTCTGAATCAGAGTATAAAAAAGCATTGGGGAATAATTCTTGAAGCCGCAGTTGGATTGTTGTATAGAATTGATGAAAGATTGGCAGGCGACGATGATTGATGAAAAAGATCTAGACATTATAATGAAAATATTCCACACAGAATAAGAAGCCCTGAATCGGAGAAACCCCTATTTTCCTAAATAGGAAAATAGCAATAAATGGGAAAAAAATCTTTATAGATACATTAAATCAAAATACGACTTACAGCAACCTAAAATTGTGACGTTTGATTTTCATTCTTCTTGGACTGAAAAGCTCTGAGAATGAATTAGTTTTGTTTGTCGGTATCCTAAATGGGCGATTAATATAATGCCGCACTGGAGAAAAAAATGATGTTAATTTCGCTTGTAATTGTTTTAGCTTTCATTTATCATCAGAATAGCTATTGGAGAAACTTTTGAGAACATTACATGTAAAATTATTTGACAGCGAACCCGCTCAAATTTCGTTTGACCAAGATAATAATAAGTTTTATAATATTATTGTCAAATGCGGAGAAAAGGTTTTTCCTTTTGATGAGTTTGATCTTGTTTATAAACAAGAAATTATGAAACAAATTAACCAAAATAATTGTGACGTAATATGAAATATGATAGTAAATATTTTATTGATTTCTTTAGTAAAATTCCAGATGATCGGTGGTGATTTTGAAAATATTTTCCATATCAATGATTATTGAACTAAAAATATACCAAAAAACCCCAAACGAAATATTATTAAATTTTTAAAAAGTAAGTTGAAAGAAAAAATGAATACTCGTATTCGATATAATAAACAACAAAATGATGGCTCATTTGAATCTGTTCGAACCTATTTGACTAATGATGGTCAAATGATTTCTATTTTGATTCATACTATTCCTAATTTGATTGTACATCTTGTTTCTTCGGGAAGTAATCCTATCATTCACACTTCCACAGGGTTTAAAACTCTTCAAGACGCCAAAGTTGGCGCTAAATCGGCTTTGATTGCTTACGGTGTTAATTTTCAACCTGAAGTCAGAACACGTCTTTCTTCTGTGGAAAAAACCTACTATACGGAAAGGGAGGCAAAAAATGGTTAAGAAATATACTCTTAGAGAATTGTATGAAAAATTTGGCCAAAATTGTGATATATTTGATAATAAAGGATGCTATTCAATTCAAAATGAAGGCTCATTTATACCTTGGGATAAGATGCGCACTAATGATTGTTGTACTTTAATCGATTATTTTGAAGATAATGAAGAAAAACTAATAAATATCTTAAAAAATGCTCCTCCAATTTATGAAGGAAATTTTTATACAAATCCTATCGTTAAACATAAATGCAAATGTGATTTTTATAATGTTATTGTTAGATATGGTTGTCAGTGTGGAGGAATTTAAATGATTAAACTTTTATTTTATAAGACTTAGATCGGATTCTTTAATTAACCCGGGTAAGCTTAAACGATTATCGGGAGTATTAATCAGGGATTTTCAAACGAAAGAGAATCTATGGAAATTGGAAAATCTGGTTTTATTCATGCATGAAATTCATGGAACATTTTACGTTTACCCAAAAGCATTTGGAGAAGAAATGCTACTTGAAACCCCCTTGTATTATTCTTATTTAGTAGTTAGTGATGGAGAAGTTGTAAAAGATCGATGGGATTTATTTGGTTTATACCATAAACTATGAATGCTAAGGATTTAATTTATAACTGGTTTGTTGATAATCGGCCCTGGATCAGAGATATTATCGAACAAAACGAAGATACAAAAAGATTTCTCTTTAATAATGAGCCCACAGAATTCCATAATGAAATAGAAAAACAGTTTAATGAAACAATACAAGAAATATTAACTATAGAAATTGGAAGAAATTTAGGATTATCAGTTGACAAAGTTAAAGAAGTGTTAGAAGATTTGAATATAGAGGATTTCGCATGACAGTTTACGCAGTTGTTATTACAAATACCATAAGTCAATCTGAAGTGTTTTCAGAGCCGCTTTATGAAAACAGGGAAGATGCTGAAATGGAAGCTCATAATCTTGAGTTTCAACTTCCTCCTGGATATACTTTATCTGTAGAGCCGTTAGAAGTAAGGATGAAAGACGATGAAGAAGACTATTGATTTAACTCCCGAAGAAATTGAAATGATTCATGAAGATATTGAATCAACTAAAGAATATTTTGCTAGTATTCTAGATCAAGACGATTTTTCATCGGATACAGAAAAAGAAGATTTTATTAATTCAGTAAATACCGCCGATAGTATTTTAAAGAAACTCTTATAATAGAAACCTCCAATGTCAGATCTCTCCAAGTTTGCAGACACAATTCTGCAACAAAAGTATTCTCATACCAAAAAAGATGGAACATGAGAAACCTGGGAAAATACAGCCTACCGCGGCTCTAAGCATGTAATGAAATCGGTTGCCGCTGATAAAGATCTTATTAATCAAATATAGCTTGCATTCCCTATTTCTATTTGGTAGTATTTAATTAACGAAAAGGAGCTTTGTAAAGGTGGAGGAATAAAAATGGCTGGAAGCTTTGGACATTGTGCTGTCGGTAAGAGCCTTGAGTTACGGGACGAGCCACTGCTCGACAATCTCGGTGATGCGGGTGGAGCTATTGAGGAGTACCACTTTATGGTCAAGTATCTATCGGGTGGAGACGCTCTGAAAATAAAAGAGGCGAGCGACGCGTACTACAAAAGCGTGAATCCTAGTTACGAGCCAAAATCGTTTGAAGAGTGGATAGAGAGTTTTGTGGACGAGGACTATGAGAAGGTGGAGGAATGATGGAAGGTAACGCACAAATAACCAGTACAATGTTGGGATTTGAAGACCATGGAATTTTGACTTGTTTTTTGATGCTTGAACAAAAAGGCGCTGTGCAAGGCTTTGGCGGTTATCGCTTAGATGCGCCAAAAAATGTCCAGCCCCCTATGGGAACCTTTTGGGTGAAACGAATCCTTGAGACAGTTGGCGTTCAAAAATGGGAAGACTTACCCGGTAAATATGTTCGAGTTGTTGGTGAGAAATTTGGTGATATCACTGGTATTGACCACATCACGGAAGACCGCTGGTTTTACCCGAGAAAGGAAACCGATTCCTTGAGGGTAGAGGAGTGATGGGGGATCAAGAACATGAACAAAGATGAAAAGTTTTTGAAAGATTGTGAAGAATCCGAAGTAGGCGGGCGACATTGTGGGCGTTGTAGCTACTACATGAATGGTTCAGTCTTTTACCCCTTTGATGAAATGAAGCAACTCATCGCTATGGTGAGGGAAAGAGATCATGTAATAACTAAGATTCGAAAAGTTCTTGATAAAGATGAAGATCAATATAGTGCTGATGAAATAATGCGGGAAATTAAAGATATTTGGTGCGAAAGATAGTAAGCAAAATTTTTTAAAAGTAATTAGGTTAATCCTTTACCTGATTGCCTGGCATGGGAATCCCATAAAAAAGGAACTAATTAAAGCTAGTTGGCTGGAGGAGTTTATTATAGTCCCTGTCCATTCATCCTATTCTTTGGACAACTAAAATAGGCACCAACTAGCCCTTTAGAAAGCTAGTTTGTTAAAACTGTATCTTTTCTTTACTATTGCATTTTTTCTTATCTTTTATCAGTTAAGTTATAGCTATTCTTATAGAAACATAAAAGTTAATAGGATAGCCAAGGTTTTAATTCCAGGCGATGAGAAACGCGTTAAAATCGCCGTAATTGATACAGGAATAGATTTTAATGAGTATACCAAGCCTTATCTCTGCAAAGGTGCTCATTACGATTTAACCGAAGAAGGGATACATGATAAAATAAGGCATGGAACAAACATAGCCGGACTTATAGCTAAATCAATGAATCCTAGCAAATCATGTCTATTAATTATTAAGTATCATACTTGGTATGGGAGTATAGATAGAGAATTAGAAGCTCTTAGAATTATTAAAGAAGATAATAATATTAAGTTTGTTAATTTTAGTTCGGGCGGCCCCGAATTTAATAAATCAGAACAAGACTTAATAAACGATATTCTTGATAAGAATATATACTTTATAACTTCTGCGGGAAATGATGGAAATGATCTATCTAATACTTGCTATTATTATCCAGCATGTTATAATTTCAATAGTAAATACTTTTTTGTAGTTGGAAATGGATTATCGGTTAATGGTAAAGTTAGCAGTTCCAATTATAATGGTCCCGTTAAATATTGGATGAATGGGATGAAACAATTGGGATTTGGTATTGTAATGAGTGGAACTAGCCAATCTACAGCCAATATGACAGGAAAGTTAGTAAAAGAAAAATGATTACATTTATGTTTTTCATTCTATTTTTTGTATTCTTGAGTATTGTTGTTCAAGGAAGTGAGAATCCGTGAAAGATTTAATTATACAATCTATTAATGCGCACGAAGTCTTTTTTTGTTTAAGGCATTCCGAACGAATTAATGAGCACTATTCTTCTATGGTTAATACGATTAGGCATCTTATTTTTACTAGCGATAACTATTATATGTCTGTATTGAATTTGTTGTTAGAATTCCGCGCTTTAAAAGATCATTGGTATTCTATTAATCAAGAAGTCAGATATAAAAAGTTAGCCCTAGAACATGCCGATGAAATCATTACAAATCTTAATAAAAGGTTTGTTGGCGGTTTTCGGTGATGTTTAATTTCTTTAAAAAAACTAATAATTTAGAAGAAATTTCAAAATTATATAAACACATCATTAAGTCGGAAATGTTAAATCAAAAAACACATGATACTATTAGTAATACTTTATATCTGTTATTGAAAAAGCAGGCAGAAGTTAATGAAGCGTTTGTTCAAGAGTTAGAATCTTTAAGAAAAGAAGTTAAAAATTTAAAATTAGAAAGAGATAATGGATCTAAATAATATTGGTAAAGTGCTTAAATTTCCTTCTAAACAAAGGCGAAAATATTATAGGAATAAGTTTTTCAGTTTAAATTCTGCGGTAGAAATTGGTAGAATTATTATTGGAGTTTTGCTGGCGGAAGTCACCGCTCATTATATTTTTAAGTTATGGTAGAACATGAGTAAAAAATTTGATTTACAAGCTTATAAAAAGTCTATTAAAAAGCGTGAAGTGATTTATAAACCCGCGACATTTCTTCCTGTGGACGATTGTTTGCGCGCTGTATTAGGACTTCCCGGTATTCCTATTGGCCACATTGTACAAATCTATGGAAAATCTGATACTGGTAAAACGTCTTTACTATTTCATTTGGCAGCGGAAGCTCAAAAGAATAATATCCTTCCTATTATTTACATTACTGAAAAAAAGGTTGATTGGGATCGTGCCCTTCAAATGGGATTTGATAAAGAAAATGCTCTTGTTGAAGAACATCTATCGACACTTGAGGAAGTATTTGACGATATTTTAAAGAAGTTAGCGGAACAAGCTCGCGAGGAATTACCTAAGAATATCGTATTCTTCTGGGATTCTATTGGAAATACCCTATCCAAAGAAGAATTTATTGATGATAAAGACGGAAATAGGGATGTAAAATCTACTATGATGAAGGCCGCTAAAGTTATTAAAGGCTATTTGCGTCATGTAGGGCCTAAAATCAATGAGACGAGAAAGATTGAAGTTCCCCATGATGCGAGCCTCATTTTCTTAAACCAAGCTTATACACAGCCCCCTAACGCATATGGAGGGATATCTAGACTAGTTCCGTATGGTGGAGATGGTATTTGGTATGCCGCTTCCCTTGTAATCCAGACTAAGCGTATTGGGAAGCTGGCCGCTATAGTTAATAAGATTGAAAAGAAGTTTGGTACTAGATCTAAGATTACTATAGAAAAGAATCATATTAATGGGATTGAACAATCCGGGGATTTTGTTATTACCCCTACTTCTATTATTCCTGATGAAAAGACCGCAATTGATAATTATAAGGCGGAGCATAAAGCCGAATGGGGAACTTTTAAATTAGAAGAGAAGAAAGAATGAAAGAATTTTACGATCTTGATAAAAATTTTGAGTTTAATATAAGTTCAATCGCTAGTAAATTTGATATGATTTTTAATTTGATAGAATTAAAGTTAATAAGCATTGATGAAGCTAAAGAACTTTTTTTAGCTCCAATTTTAGTTTGTGAATGTGGCGGCGAAAAATCTTATACAACCCATTCTAGCTGGTGTCCTAAATACCTATGAGTAATCCTTTTAAAATTGGAGATCAAATTGAATATAGAAAGGATAAAGGCTATCCAAACAGGCTAACTCTAGGAAAAATTTATACAGTAAAAGATATAAATGATATTTTTGTTATTATTACTGATGATACTGGCTACACAGGTCAATGGGCATCAACATATTTTGATTATTCACTTCTTACTATTTCTCCTGGAATGATAGATTATAGTAATTATAATCCTGTTTCATTAACAGAGTAACATGGCTGTTTTTATGAACGTAAATGCGAATGTGGCTCTGAAAAAGTAGGACGTTCTGCTCATTCAACATGGTGTCCAAAATATGAAAATATGTGATTATTGTGGCTGTAACTCCGATTCGGTTAAAACCGTTAACGATCCTTATTTTCTTGAAGTAGAGAAAATTGAAATTCCTATTTCTGTATGTATTGATTGTTTAATTGAAAAGGAAGAAGAAGTTTTATTTTTTCAAGATCCTAATGTATGATGATTCCAATTTTAATGATAACTTTTTTCTGGCTTATTCCGGTTATTATGTTTAAACTGGAAATTGATCGTATTAAAGAGCGACTTTATTGGCTAGGAGATGAAGAATGATTTCTATTTGTCATATTTCTGACACTCATGAAACCCATAGAAAACTGCATATCCCTTATTCCGATATTTTAATCCATTCTGGCGATTTTACTTTTCAAGGTGATTTAGGAAAAGTTAAAGAATTTCTTTCATGGTTTGACGCACAACAATCCAGATATCGCGTTCTAATTGCTGGAAATCACGATAAATCTTTTCATAAAACCCCAGATCTTACAAAGCTCTTACTTTCTGAATTTCCTGAAATTACATATTTAGAGAATTCAGGAACAGAAATCGAAGGGATTAAAATTTGGGGAAGCCCTTATACCCCAACATTCGGCCACGGATGGGCTTTTAACTGCAACATAGACAAAATACAAAACCATTGGGATCTAATTCCTACAGATACTCAAATACTTGTAACGCATGGTCCGCCTTTTGGAATTTTAGATAAAACCGCCTATGGAGATTTAGTAGGCTGTGAATCTTTATTACAAACAGTCAAAAAAATTAAGCCAGAACTTCATTTATTCGGACACATACATGAAGGCTATGGACTTCTTTTTGAAGATGGTATAACATTTAGTAATGGATGCAATCTTGATGAAAGATATATTCCAATTAATATGCCAAGGATTATTGAACTATGAGACTTAGTTTTTCAGCTTTAAATCAATATATGCAATGTGGGCGTCGTTACGATCTCCATTATAATAAACGCTTGCGTATTAAAGTCGGCAAAGGTGCCCTTCTTTTTGGTTCTGCAATGGATCATGCCTTAAACCATCTTCTTAAAACTAGAAATCTTGATGAATCCATCTCTTTATTTAAAAAGTCTTGGAGCTATCAAAATATTAATGATGTTGGCGAATATCTTCCGTATTCAACCAAAGTGGTTTATGGTCCCAAGGATTATGATGGAGATTTGATTTTTGAACAAGATAGTTTAAAGTTTCTTGAACTCTTTAAAGAAAAATTCAGCCTTAATACCGATAAGTCTTTAAAACAACTAACTGCTTTTTACCGCGAGCTTAAAAAAGAAAAAGGATTTGACGGATTAATCGAAGATCAAAAAAGAGTTTATAATTACGGGCACTGGGTTTGTATGTTCAATAAAGGACTTTTAATGATCCAGGCTTATAATGCTGAGATTATGCCTAAAATTAAAGAAGTTTTATCAGTACAAGAATCTTTCTCGATTGAGAACAACGCAGGAGATTCTATTCCCGGATTTATTGATATGGTTGTTCGTTGGGAAGATGGTAATGTTTATATTATGGATAATAAGACTTCTGGCTCAGAATACGACGATGATGCAGCTAGCAAGTCCCCGCAGTTAATTACTTATTTACATGCTCGTGGTGGACATTATAAAGCAATTGGTGTGGGTTTTAATGTGCTTTATAAACAAATTGATAAGAATAAAAAGAAGACTTGTTCTTTGTGTCAATACAACGGTTCAGAAGGGCGTCATAAAACTTGTCCTAATGAATTGGAAGGAAAACGTTGTAATGGAGCTTGGATTGAAACGATTGATCCCAAAGCTAGAGTTCAATATATCTTAAACAAGGTTAGTTCTTTTGCTGAAGATCTTGTATTGGATGCGTTTGATGAAGCGGTTTCTGGAATTAAGGCCGAGGTTTTTAATCCCAATCTTCAGGCTTGCGGCGATGGTGAATGGAGATGTCAATTTTATGATAAGTGTTGGAAAGGCGATGAATCGGATTTAATTAAATTGGAGAAAACGTCATGATTGGCGATTTTCTTATGCTTTTGGTTTTACTCGGTTGTTGTTGGTTAGTTTATTTACTTCGGGAGGAAAAATGAAAGTTTATGTAGTAGAAATGCTTCGCTATGGTGAGCGAGAATTGCATTCTTATGTAATTGGAGTTTTTCCAACCAGGACTTTAGCGGAAAAAGAAGGGGAAGAAGAAGAAAGAGAATTTCGTGGTGGGAAATATGAAGCTGAAATTTTAGAATTTGAATTAGATTTACCCATTGACACTAAACTTTAATTTGATATAATATAGTTTCAAACAATTCTCCCGGGGGGATAGTTTTATAACTCTTATTAGCCATAATTATATTAGGAATTGTTTTTCATTTAACAAATCTTAGAATAACCAATAATTGGACACATTATAATGTTGATCGTGAATACCTATATGAACAAAATGCAGAGTTTATTAAAGTAAAACATAGCCTTCATCAAACTCAACGAATGTTATACGCAACTTGTACGATGTTTGAAGATACAAAAGCCAAAGATCATACAACTTGGGTTATGAGAGATGTTATTTGTCCAACATATAAAGAGAAACTTATTAATGATCGATGAATCTATATTATAGGATTAATCTTGACAGATAGTAGTTTTTTGATATAATACTTAGTACAGTTTTGGAGTAGTGAAGGATACAGTTACTTCTTATCGGAAAGACAATACACTGTGCCTGATTTTCTCTCCAATAATTTTTCGTAGTAGTGAGCTAAATGGTTACTTCTTTTGCGTGAAACATACCATTGGCATTTTTCTCTACGATTTTTTTATAAAGGAATGTAATAATGAAATTTAATGAAAATGCAACAAAAGAAGAAGTTGTTAATTATATGGGCAAAAAAGCCTATAAACAATCCCCTAAAGAAGAACTAATTTTTGCCGTTTTAACCACTTTCATTGAAGATTCTTATTATGAAAACAAGACAGATCGTCTTGACCGAATTAAGTCTTTAGTTAAGGCCGCTGATCCTAAATTCGTTGCTAAGTTGGCAGTATACGCTAGAACAGTATTTCATATGCGGTCTGTGTTCGCCGTTTTAATTGGCGAACTTTCCAAAATTCACAAAGGAACTAGTCTTGTACGAAAAGCTATTGTACAAGGCGTAACTAGAGTAGATGATATTACTGAGATTGTTTCTTATTTAGGAGTTACTAATCCAATTCCTAATTCTGTAAAAAAAGGAATTAACGAGGCTCTTAATAAATTCGATTCATATCATTTTGCGAAATATAGAGGAGAAAATAAAACTGTAAAACTAATAGATGTTGTTAATTTAACTCATCCTAAAGCTACTAATCCTAAAACGTCTGAAGCCCTTCGAAAACTCGTTAAAAATGAATTAAGAAATACAGATACTTGGGAATCCAAAATGTCAGGCGGACAAAGTGCTGCCTCAACTTTTAATGAATTGTTAGATTCTAATAAATTGGGATACATGGCACTTCTTAGAAATCTTCGTAATATCGCAAATACCGGAGATACTAATTTAGTTAAAAAAGTCGCAGCTATGATTAGTAATACAGAACAAGTTAAAAAATCTAAGCAGCTGCCTTTTCGTTTTCTGTCAGCTTTTGAAGCCTTGGAACAAAATACTGATTCTACTGGGGTAGTTTTTGAAGAGGATTCAGATAATACTAATATTCTAAAAAATGCTGTAGAAGAAGCTCTAATGGTTTCTATTCAAAATATTCCACTTTTAAGTGGCAGAACGCTTATTTTGTCTGATAATTCAGGCTCAATGCATGGAGATAAAGGTGGAAATTCTTTAACTTCAGCCTATTCATCTAGAACTACTGCATCTATTGCGAATTTGTTTGCCGTATTATATTGGATGAGATCTGATAATACTTTTGTTGGACTTTTTGGCGATAGATTAATCACTCCGAAATTGGACCGAACTAAGTCAATTTTAACAAATTATAAAACTATTGCCCAATCATCTGGAGACTGTGGTTCTGGAACAGAGAGAGGAATTTTTGATGCCATAGAACTCCTTTTGCAGGAGAAAAAGAAAGTTGAACGGATTGTTATTTTTTCCGATTGTCAGGTTGGTGATGGTTGTGATTGGTATGACGATTATGGAAATAGAGGAGATAACTTTAATAAACTACTTAAGAAGTATCAAGAATTTAATCCTAACGTAAAAGTTTATACCGTGAATCTAAAAGGGTATAATAATGAAATGACTTCTCAAGGAAATGTAATGAGACTTACTGGATGGAGTGATAAGATTTTTGATATTATGGAAAGAAATGAAATTGCCCCTGAAACTATGGTAAAAGAAGTTGAAACTATTGAACTATGACATATTTACAAGAATTAAAAGAACGCCAAAGAAGATTGGCGCGCGGGTTCAGACGCGGCTAACGACATTAGAGACATTGAAGCCGAACAAGTTGGTTATGCTCAAGCTATGTTAGATAAAGCCGATGATAAAACTTTGTACTGATTGTAATCAAGAAAAACCAGCAACTAAAGTTTTTTGGTATAAAAATACCGGAGGAAAACTAGGTTTTCGTTCTACTTGCAAAATTTGCACCAATAAAGATAATATAGCTAGGCATAAAAAATCTTCTAAAAAATGGGAACTAGCCAAACGAAACGGCGTTCTAAAAAGAAATTACGGAATTACACTGGAACAATATAATAAAATGTTAATGGAACAAGAAAGTTCTTGTTTAATCTGCCATACAAAAAGTTCTGGAAGAAAAAATAGTAAGCGTTTATGCGTCGATCATTCCCATAAAACCGGAAAAGTTAAAGGACTTTTATGCTCAATTTGTAATTCAATAATTGGATTTATCGAAAGGACTAATAATCCTTTGTTAACCGTAGAAAATATAGTAAAATACAGGGATAAATTAGATGAAAAATCTTGACGTTCATTTTAGCTCTAAATCTGATGATTGGGCTACGCCGCAAGATTTTTTTAATAAAGTAAATGCCGAATTCGGTCCTTTTGATTTGGATGTTTGTGCTAGCCATGATAATTTTAAATGTCCAAAGTATTTAACTTCAAAAGGGTTTTTTGATAGTGCGTGGGGATGGATTTCGTCCGCCGATGGTTTAAATGGAGAATGGGCAGCTATCTCTAAACGCGCTTGGTGCAATCCCCCTTACGGACGACAGATAGGAAAATGGATAAAGAAAGCTTATGAAGAATCACAAAAAGGGTGTCTTGTTGTCGCTTTGCTTCCTGCTAGAACTGACACTCGTTATTTTCACACTTACATCTACGGACAGGTCAATGTGGAAATTAGGTTTATTCGCGGCAGGCTTAGATTTGGTCGCGCTACCGCTAGCGCACCTTTTCCCTTAATGCTCGTCATCTTTCATCCGAAAAAGGACTAAAATGTCTGAAATTCTAGTAGAATTACAAGATTGGCTTGGAAATGACAGACAAATCGCCGAAGCCGCCTGGACCCGCGGCTACGATAAATCCAAAAGAGATACAAAAACCGATGAACAAGTTTCTATATTAGTTCGAAGATTAGCACAAGAAGGTCATTCTGTTCCGTTTGAATCGGTTGTATTGCGTTTCTGGATTAGAATGCCTATATTTGTTGATAGACAGCATATGCCGCATCGTATAGGCCCCCACAGCGGATTATCGGACCGTTATAGAACAATGCCCACGGATTACTATGATATACCTGAAAATGTTGATGAAATTCTTTTAAAAATTGAGAATCAGCATCCAAATATTTTTCCAACAATCGAAACCCATAATAAGACATGGAATATGTTTGATGCATATTATGAATCTTGTGAAATTGCAATAAATAATTATAAATTATCAATTAACAAATTAAAATATTACGAAAAACAAAATATTATTACAAACGAGGAGTTTAAAAGAGTCCGTGAAGTTTTACAAGGCCAGCTCCCCTTATCGTGTTTTACCGAAAGAACTACTATTTTTAACTTGCGGTCCTTTTCTAATTATATTAGATTTAGGATTAAGGCATCGGCACGCCGATTTAGCTAAACGGCTTTCTATGGGACCATCATTTTATTGTCCGGAAGAAAAAGTTCGAGAAGGCGTCGTTATTAAGGCAAGAACTTAATATGGACAAAATGGATCTAAAAGAGCTTTGAAGTTAATTTCTGAGGATTATTTAAACGATCCTTCTAATACGGAGAATCATTAATGCTATTAATTGATAAATTGGCAATTCTTATAGTGATCATTTGTTTCATAGTACTTATGTCAATGTTTTTGTTTCAGACAAAAATTACACTTTTATATGAAGTTGGGGATTGTATAAGATTAAAAGATGCCGAAAGATGGGAAACTAATAACCCTCTTCTTGTTTTAGATGTTGGCAAAAGGGCTTATAAAGTATCGGATTTTCAAGATGCCGCTAACTGTGAATCGAATGATCGTCGATATGGATGTTATAGTTTAAAGTTTACCGAACAACAAGAATACGAAAAAACATCTTGCAATGGATTATAGAATATAATAGAATACTCATATGCCCAAAGGAAGACCAAAATTGCCCGATCCTAATGCGAATTATAGCCCAAAAAAGATTGGGGGTTTAACTGATACGGCTTTTAGTATTGCTAAGATTAATGATTCTTTTGTATTTGTTAAAATTCAGTATAATCCCATTTCTGGTGATGTCGGCGTTCCGGAAATGACTATTAAATCGTCATTAATGGAAGTCGAATATGAATTGAGGGATCAAATAGATTTTTATTTAGATAAGAAACAATATACTTAAGGAGATGTAAATGAAGAATTTAATTATTGTATTATTCGCGGCCCTTCTTTCGGGTTGTTCCATTGTTGGACCAGGAACTCGCGGAATTCGAGTGTCTTTGGGACAAGCAAATCCCGAATCCTTAAGAGAAGGTCTGTATCTTTGGATTCCATTTGTTTATGGAATGTCTAAAATGGATGTTCAAATTCAAAAGTCGGAAATTGAAATCAATGCGGCTTCGAAGGATATGCAAGATGTAATCACTCATTTCGCTCTAAACTGGCATATTAATCCTGAAAAAGTTGTTGAAGTATATAAAACGATTGGTAATGAAAATAATGTTTTAACTAATATTATTACTCCGGCTAAACAAGCTGAATACGAAGCTATTAAAGCAAAACAAGACGCCGTGGCCGAAGTAAATCGTGCCGAAGGCCAGGCAAGAGCGCAAAATCTTTTAAAACTAACTCTAACCCCGGAACTTTTACAATTAAAGGCTTTGGAAAAGTGGAATGGACAATTTCCGCAAGTTATGGGTTCAGGAACATTACCTTTTATTAATTTAAAAATGAAGGGCAATGAATAAATGAAAGTAAAAGAACTTATTAAACAGTTAAAAATGCTTAACCCTAATTTTGAGGTTATTTTATCTAAAGATGAGGAAGGAAATGGATATTCTCCTGCCTCTAGTTTAGTAGAATGCGATTATACCCCAGAAAATACATGGTCAGGAGAAGCCTATTTTGAAGATTACGAAGAAGAAGATTCGGATTATATTTTTGAACCCAATGCAGTAATTTTATATCCAACAAATTAAAGGAGAAAATAATGGAAGTTAAAACTAAAAAAGGAACTGTTCTACCGCTTATTAATCTTAAGGGTAAACAATATTTGCAAGTCGCGCATCGTATTCAGTGGTTTACTGAGGAAGTGCCAAGTTTTCATATTAGCACAGCATTTTTGACGATTAACGAAGAAGAAACCGTTGCACAAGTCATTGTATTGGTTTTAGATGAAAAAGGTCAACCCGTTCGAAAGGCCGTTGGAACGAAGCGTGAAACCGCTCAAAGCTTTGCGGACCATACGGAAAAGGCTGAGACTGGCGCTTTAGGACGTGCTCTTATTCAACTGGGGTTTGGCACCCAATTCGCTCTAGCTGATTTGGATGAAGGAGATCGTATTGTTGATGCTCCTGTAACCAATACAAGGGCTTCCCAAGCAAGCGCGACTCCAAAAGCCGCCCCCCTAGCCGCTGTGCTATCTAAGGAAGGCTCTATTGGAAGTCCTTCGACTAGCGCCGCTGAAGTAGCTCCAACAAAGAAGGCTTCTTTTAGAAATCCTAAGAAGACCAAAATTGTTCAAGAAGAAGTTCCAACCGCTTCAGATAATGGTTCTGATGGTACTGAATGGATTTCGTAATTGTTCGAAGTCGTTCAAGGAATTATATTTTGTTATAGATGTAAAAAACGTATTCTTTATGGAGAAGAAACTGAAATTTATAAATTAATGATTCATTTTCGTTATGCCAAACAAAAAAAGAAAGCTAAAGGAAATACTTATATCGGGCTTAGAGCCCATACAAGATGCCGTTTATAATTTACAAGGAAAGTACCATCATTTTCGTGATAGAGTAGAACGTATATGGTCTTATATTCCGGTTTTATGGCGAGTATATGATTTTGATTGGACTAGTGCTTTTCATGTTTTAGAACACCAATTGTCGCGATTGGAATATGCTATTTTAAATGGTCATAGTGCCACTAGAAAAAAAACGGCTAGAGATATTCGAATTGTTCGAGATTGCTTGAAAAGATTGTCTGAAGATCATAGAATAAGATTAGCCGAAAAGGAATGGGATGAATGGCACGCTTCTTTCGGAGAAGGAGATTTTCTTGATAGCATTAATAAACCTAGAACTAAAGAACAAGATAGATTATTCCGAATAGCCCAAGCTAAGGAAGAAGAACTGATTAAATATTTTGAAGGTATGCTGTTCAGTGGATTAAAAAAATATAGACATTGGTGGGATTAATGAATTATATGGTTGTATACGTTGAAGGATGTATTTCTAAAGTTAAAAACTTTAAAACCTATAAGAACGCTCTTAAATTTGCACAAAAACATGAAAAATTGCGTGTTAAAGAATATTCAGACGATTGGGCAGAAGGAATTATTAAAGGTAAAGTCATTAAAACTTATGACTTGGGTTCTTATTTAAAGGGTAAGAAATGATTTCTAAACGCCGAGAAGGAACAATAGTTCTAACAGATCGCCACGTTTCTGTTTTACACAATCATTATACAGACGGTTCTGGACCTTCATTAATTTTACAAGTTTCACAAAAAGAGCTTATTCAACTTGGAAAATTAGCTAAAAAGAAAACTAAATTTTTAGAAGGTAAATATCCTGGGTGTTTTTTACATTTAAGTCCAGAAATCTCCTTCTTTATAGAAAGTAAAAATGGAAAATCAAGAAGTAAAAAATCCCGAAGCCGATAAACCCCCAACAGATAATTTAGAAATTGCTAATGCAATGTTTGAAAATCTGTTTATTCCGTTTTCTCAAAGCTTAGAAAAGCTTTCACGAAAACAATTAGTTCGAGTTATTAAATGTCTAGTCAAATTCCCTTTTCTTGAAAAGAAGGAAATGAATTTGAAAGAAGAGATCGAAAAAGGATCTTTTATGTTTGGTGAACGAATTATTTATGCGAATATGGTAAAACGTGCTAGACTAGAATTAGATAGAGCTTTTAAAGAAGTTGAAGATCAAAAAGATACAGAGAAATCTAAATCAAAAAAAACTAAGGAGAAGAAAAATGGCTAAGGATAAGAAATATACGAAAATTGGTAGTATTTGGCAGGGAAAATATGGTCCTGTCCTTTTTACTGGTGATGAAAAGGCTCAAAACCCTGATTATCAGTTTGAAGTTCAAATCTTGGTGAAGGATGGAAAAGGAAATAAGAAAACTGTTGTAAAGAATCCTGTTCTATCCCTTAAAGATCCTCGCGAGTTTGAAAATCGGGCCGGTAAAGTTCCTGAGAAGCTTCTTTTTGAAGTTTCTATTGTGGAAGAGACTTAATTTTTAAACTGGTGCCCACTCTAACAGAAAAGGCGATAGGCTTCCCTTTGGGCGTTTGGCTGTAAGATATCGCAGCCCGGGAATAATGAATAGAAGTAATTACTCTAAACATTTATCTGTTGATCATAATCATAAAACTAAACAAGTCAGAGGTTTATTATGCACCTCTTGTAATTCTGCACTTGGATTATTTAGAGAATCTGCTATAGTTTTAAAGGGCGCAATTAATTACTTGAAAAAATATGAGAAAAAATAAAATGGAATATATTCGACTTTCAGAAAATTATAATATCAATTCTTTAATTCCAGTTTCAAGTTCTCCCTACGGTTTTATTAAAAATAAAGAACTTCCTTATTTTATATCCATGCTTAAATACAATGAAGAGCATTTTAAAATTTGGAAAAAAACTAAATCTTTGAAAGGAATTTCTGGTGGTCTAACTAATAAAATTTGGTTTGATTTTGACAGCCATGAGGAATTATCTCTTTGTTTTTCCGATGCTGTAAAATGTGTAAAATTTCTTAAAACTTTAGATATTCCAGAAGAATGTATACAAATTTCCTTTTCAGGTAATAAAGGTATTGGACTTATTATTGAGACTGATACTGATTTTACAATCGAAGATATTCGAGCTTTTTGTATCGGGGTTTATAAAGAATTAACTTTGAAAACTTTTGATGTTAAAATGTACGATCACCAGCGCATTTTTCGTTTAGTTTTTACGAAACATGAAAAAACCGCGCGATATAAAATCCCACTTTCCTTAGAGGAACTCGAATTACAAAATATTCCTCAAATCCTTTCATTCGCTGAAAGTTTGGAACATTTTAATATTGACGATACCTTGGCTTATTACCAACCTTATAAAGTTACTAAAAAACTAACGGACAAAATTAATTCTTATAAAACCTTATCCCTTAAGAAGGATAAAACTAATTTATCCCCTATTGCGGATAATTTCATTGATTATTCTAATAAGCCTAAAGATTGGCGAAATTGTAAGTGGGCGATTTTACAAGGACATTTTGCTGGTGGAGAACGTCACCAAGCTTTAACTATTATTGCTGCCACGGCTCGCGGATTAGGATATGATCGTGAAACCGCTTATTATCTCTGTAAATCCGCTATTAAGAAACAAGCTAGACTTCATTCTCAAGAAGAATTTGATACTGACGAAGTATGGGAAAATATTCTAGAAAGCATTTATGCTCCCGATTGGAAGGGCGGCCAATATTCTTGTAAAACTGATTTATGGCTTCAAAACTATTGTGAACATCTTGGCGTTCATAAATGTCAAAATGATAAAGCGGTTAATCCCACAATTCAAATTGAAGAAGCTTATGGGCTTTTCAAAGACTATGCTGAAAATATTGACAAGCTAACTATTAAAACCGGCATTAATCCAATTGATCATAATCTTAGAATGACTATTGGAATGTTGGTAGGACTTGTGGCTCCTGCGGGCGTCGGCAAATGTCTTGGAAAAGGTACTCCGATTTTAATGTATGATGGGACTATTAAAAACGTTGAGGATATTCACTCAGGCGATTTGTTAATGGGAGATGATTCAACTCCTCGTAAAGTATTAAGTACTTGTAGAGGACAAGAAAATCTTTATGAAGTTCAACAAGAAACCGGAATGAACTATGTTGTCAATGAATCACACATTCTTTCATTAAAAGGTTCCTGGAAAACTAATAATAAAAGATTAAAATATATCCAATACGGAAATATTGTTGATATTGAAGTTAAAGAATATTTAAATAAAAGTAAGCAATTTAAACAATACATGAAAGGATACAGAGTTCCTATTGAATTTCCTGAAAGTAACTTAGAACTTTCTCCATATTTTCTAGGCTATTGGATTGGGGATGGAACTACCGATAAATGCGAAATCACATTTGGCAAAACTGATATTAATCATATTAAATGGTTTGAGAAGTTTGCTTTAGAAAATAATTGTTTTGTTACCAAATATCAAGATCGCGAATGTATGCGATTAAATTTTTCCGGAGCAAGAGGAGATAATATTGTTGCGAATAATCTTCCTAGTAATAAAACTATTCCTGAAAAATATCTTGTTAACTCTAGAAAAAATCGTTTAGAGCTATTAGCCGGTATAATTGATTCAGATGGTCATTATAATAAATCTAGAAATATATATGAAATTATTACTAAATATGAAGAATTAGCTAATCAAATTCAAAATTTAGCATCACTTCTGGGATTTAGAAGCAAAATCTCTCTTAGTGAAAAATACTGTATTTATAAAAATGAAAAAAGAACTGGGTTGTATTATAGAGTTATTATTAAGGGTAATAACTTATATGAGATTCCGTGTAAAATTGAAAGAAAAATTTCTAGACCTATAGAACAACAAAGACATTATGATTTAAGTAAAGTTGAAGTAGTTTCAAAAGGCGTTGGGGATTATTACGGGTTTGAAATTGATGGAAACAAACGATTCGTTTTAAAAGATGGCACTGTAACGCATAACACCTCAATTTCCCTCCAAGTGCTTAATACTATGTCGAAAAATGACGAGCTTTGTTGTTTCTTCAGCTTTGATATGTTCCACGCTCTTGTATTCCAAAAGCTTGTTCAAAAACACTTCCAAGTTGATCCAGAACATATTTTCGATTCCTTTAAAGCCAACCCTGAATATGGTCAACAAGTTATTGAACTACTTCAACAGGAATACAAAAATGTAGAGTTTTGTTTTGATGCTGGTCAAACCCCAGATCAAATTGCGCAAACTATTAAAATGGTTGAAGAGAAGCGCGGAAAGAAAGTTCGATTCATTGTAATTGATTATAATGAGCTTGTACTATCTGATAAGTCAGATCCTACTGCGGCTTCCGCTTATGTTATTCAAAAGCTTCGTGAAATTGCTAATACTCAAAATCTTTGTGTTCTAGTATTGTTACAGCCTAACAAAATATCCGGCAATCCCTCAGAAGAGATTAATTCTTATCATGCGGCTAAAGGTTCGTCCGCAATCTCTCAAGCCGTTTCTATTATGCTAGGTGTTAATCGTCCAGGCTATGATCCAAAATATCCAGAAGATGATAAATTCATTACAGTTAATTGTTTAAAGAATCGAATGGGTAAGTTATTCTCAGTAGATTTACATTGGAATGGATTAACTGGAACCGTTCGAGAATTAACAGTTGAAGAAAAAGGTCATTTAAGAAATGTTCTAGCCCGGAAGGAAGAAGAGAAGAATAAAAAAGGCGGAGGCTGGATTGAATAAAGATATGTTTAATTTTGAAGTTCAAAAACTGGATTCTGAAGTAGAAAAACTTATTAATAATATGACAAAACAAGAAGAAAGTATTTTACTTGAACAGTTATCAGAACTTATTTCTAGAGGACTTATTGTTATTTATAAAGAAGAACCCGTGTTAACACACGAAGAAAAAGATGGAACACATACTGTTAAAATTTCTTCAGCAGTCAGATTAGTTCTTAAAGACCACGAATATATTCAAAGGATTGAAAAAGAAAATGCCGAATTAAAGGCCCGCATTCAAGAAAATGAAAGAAGTTTAACATTGCGATACTAGATTCCTTCTCGACTCAGATGCAGTCGAACAAGATTTGCGCTCGACGCCATCTTGGCGAGTTGAGGTAATGCGTGCCTACGGATGCGCGGATCTTTGGCCAACACCTAACGGACACCATGTCCATCTAAGACTCGTCACTCTGAATTCTGGCGATAATCCAATCCCTAGCAGTCAGGCGTCGAGCCGCGCACACAAGATGAGCGTGGTTCTCAACGACTATGCTTACAAACTCATTGCTACGGTTGTCACCCCATGAACAAAACAGCATCAAAGCCAAATCCAGTTTTTACAGTAGGGCATTCCAATCACTCGCTTGAACATTTTTTGGAGTTACTCAAACACCATGAAATTACCACTGTGGCGGACGTGAGATCTCAACCGTACAGTCGATTTAGACCAATCTTTAATCGCGAAGCACTGGAGTCGGAGCTTAAAAAAAATCAGATCGCATATGTTTTTCTGGGTAAAGAACTCGGTGCTCGTTCAAACGATTCGACCTGCTATGTGAACGGCAAGGTCAGCTACGAGCGACTTGCAAAGACATCCTTATTTAAAGATGGGATCAACCGAATTCTCAAAGGAGCAAAGAAGTTTCGCATTGCGTTGCTCTGTGCCGAAAAAGTCCCTCTCGACTGCCATCGCACCATTCTTGTTAGCAGATACTTGGTAGAACGCGGAGTTGATGTGAGCCGTATTTTATCTGACGGTACGTTGGAAGCGCACGAAGACACGATGAGTAAACTTCTGGCAGAAACAGGAATTGGTTCCGCTCTTTTTGATTCAAGATCCGATCTTCTCGCAAAAGCCTATGAAGAACGAGGTAGTCAGATAGCATACAAATTGCCTTCAGAACCGAAGTGACGAGAGGATGTGCGATGAAGATTTTTACAGTTGGATTCACCAAAACATCTGCTGAGTCTTTCTTTTCTCGCCTAAAGGAAAATGGCGTGCGGCAACTTCTCGATGTAAGACTGAACAATGCTTCGCAGCTTGCGGGTTTTGCTAAGAAAGATGATTTGCGGTTTTTTCTGAAATCCATTTGCGGAATTGAGTACGATCACGGGCCAGAACTAGCCCCGACTTCTGACATGCTCGATGAGTACAAAAAAAGGGGGGGTGGGCGCGCTTTCCACGCTCCTTGGAGAAACTTTTTGAGTTATAAATGTCAAATTTGCAATAAGCCCTTTCCTGATCAAGTTTTCTATGTTAAACTTCCTGGTCATGAATCTCCAGTTTGTGAGCATATAGAACAAATCTTAGTTCATGAAGAAAAACAAAAACAGTTCCAAAAAAGTTTAAAGGATCCCACAAAAGGTTTTTATGAATATAGAGAAAAGTTTGAATGATCGTTTAATATATGGTAAAGCTTCTCAATCTCATATCGTTTCTATTGAATGTAAAGACGATAAGGCTATTCTTTTCTTAGAAACCCCCCAAGGTATAGAAACCAAAGAAGTTCCTAATAGATATTGGCTTCTCTCGCCCAAGCCTTATTACCCAGCCAAATGGCGTAAAATGGCCGGTAATCAATTCTTTCAGTATGGCAGGCAGTTCTCCTCACGCGAAGCCTTCCAACGCGCTAGAAGCTATTATAAGAAGAATGGCGACGTTTTTAGCGTTTGGAACGAAAAGGAAAGCTTCATGGTTCTTTTCGGCCATAGCTATTACCGTAATCTCGATATTAAGGATGTTTCTATATTATCCTTCGATATTGAAACTACATCATTAGATCCTAATGAACCTAATGCTAAAGTTCTTTTAATCTCTAATACTTATCGTAAAGGCGGAAAAGTAGTTAGACAGCTATTTGCATATGATGATTACGATTCTCAAGAAGAAATGATTAAATCTTGGTGCAAAGTAGTTCGAGAATATAATCCTTCTATTTTATGTGGTCATAATATTTTCACCTTCGATTTGTATTATCTTAATGAAATTATGAAACATCATGGCGGATTAAAATTGGGCCGCGACGGATCTAATCTTCATTTTTCTAATTACGAATCCCTATTTCGCAAAGACCAAACCCAAAACATTTCATATAAAAAGGCTTTTATATATGGGCGTGAAATTTGCGACACTCTTTTTCTTTCTATAAAATTTGATATTGTTCAAAAGAAATACGATTCTTATGGATTGAAACATATTATTAATAGAGAAGGATTGGAAGATCCGAATCGTGTTTTTTATGATGCCGAACAAATTAGATTTAAATATCAAGATCTTAAAGAATGGGAAAAAATTAAAGAATATTGTAAAGGCGATTCGGATGATGCGTTAAAGCTTTTTGATTTAATGGCTCCTCCTTTCTTTTACCTCACGCGCTCAGTTCCTAAGTCTTTTCAGGAAATCATTTGCCGCGCCACGGGTTCGCAATTAAATTCTATGTTTGTTCGTAGCTATCTTCAAGAAGGGCATTCAATTCCCAAAGCTGATATTGGAAAAGAGTTTACTGGGGCGATTTCTTGGGGAAATCCGGGCATTTATTCTAATGCCATTAAATGGGATGTGGCGTCTCTGTATCCTTCTATTTGTTTACAATATGAGATTTATCCTAAACAAAAAGATCCTCAAAAGAACTTCTTGAAAATTTTAGAATATTTTACAAAAGAACGGCTTTCAAATAAAAAGATTGCACAAGAACAAAAAAGTAAATATCATAAGGATATATCTGAAGCCCAAAAACAAGTTTGTAATTCTGCTTATGGGATGTTAGCAACGAACGGATTAAACTTTAATAATTTTGAACAAGCTCAATTAATTACAAAACATGGCCAAGAAATTTTATGTAAGGCGATTAAATGGGCAACAGGAAAAGAATATGAAGAATGGAATCCAGAAGAAAATGAAGAAGTTGAAACCGAAGATTGAAGTAAAAATTGAACGATGTATAGTTTGTAGTGGTCATGGGCGGTTATCTAATGAAGAAGGGTATTTAATAGACATTTCATGTTCATTTTGCAAAGGAACTGGGGAAGTTGAAATAACTTATTACGACTATGATTAAAGAAATAATTTTAGATAATGGATTTTATTCTATTATTCTTGAACATAAAGATGATAATTTGTATGTTGATTTTAAAGTTTATAGTATTTTCACAGTTTCAAAGGGGAGGAAACAATGGATTGAGTATCGGGATGAAGCCGATTTAAATAAAACAGTAGAAAATGTCGCCGAAGCTCTTCCATTAATTCAAGGTTATTTAAAATATGATGGTTGTATTAATTATACCTATCCTAGTCAAGAATGTTATATGCTTCATGGATGTTCTTTAGAACGCTTTCGATCTATTCTAAAAGTTTTTGAAGCTATTTATCGAGAATCTGCAAAATTAATGTCTACTGTTTACGACTATGATTAAAGTTATAGGCCCAAAAGATAAAAAGAAATATAAAAATTATATTAATGTTACGTCTTCAGGTTCAGACAGGTTTAAATTCCTTTCTCCATTTTTTCTCGGGCCTGTAAAACTTTATAATAATATTTATTCTAAAAATATGGAAAATGCCTGGCAATTTTCTAAAGTTTATAAAGAACATTTAGATTTAAATGGTAATCCTTCAGAACAATATTTTAAATGGGCTAAAAAAGGTTGGAACGATTCTTGGGCTCATCGATATCCTATGGGAAAAAATAGAAAGCCTGAATATTCTTATTGGGATGGAAAGAAATTAGATTATTTACAAGGCCGCCAACAGATTTATATTCCTTTGTATTCTTCTTTAGTTGAAAAAACTGGTCAATTTACTGATTTGGTTAACCGAGCAAAACAAAAAGAAGATATAATTATATTTGATTATGATGGTTATTCGGATTATGATACACTTGAAGAAGTTACTAAGAATCCTAATCGTAAAATGGGCCATGGATTTGTTTTAGCTTTATGTATAATTTCACGCTTATAAACTGCGACACCGATTCTATTACTATTAGTAAACCCGATAATTCCCCTTTCTCCGTTCAAGAACAACAAAAGCTTTTAAAAGAACTTAACTCTTTATTTCCTGAAAAGATTTCTTGGGCGGACGATGGGTATTTCCAAAAGGTTATTGTATTCAAGGCTAAGAATTATATTTTATGGGATGGGGAAAAGATTAAGTCCAAAGGTTCGGCTCTAAAGGATGGTAAAAAAGAACAAGCTCTTAAAGATTTTATTCAAGAAACAGTTCAAGCGATTTTAAACGATAAAGAAAACTTTCAAGAAATCTATCATAAATATATTAAAGAAGCTTTGGATATTAAAGATATTAAAAGATGGAGTTCCAGAAAAACCCTAACACATAAGACTTATAGTTCTTCTCGTCCAAATGAAACAAAAGTTATTGATGCGATTAAAGGGACTGATTATAAAAATGGTGATAGAATCTGGACATTTTTTAAAGAAGATGGTTCTTTAGAACTTGTGGAAAATTTTAATGGTGAATATGATAAAATGGTTATGGTGAAAAAAGTATTCACGACTAGTAAATTATTTGCTTCTGTATTGGATCATAAGATGATATACTTGAACTATTCTTTGAAGAAAAATTTAGAGGCTCTAGAAAAACTATGAGTGATAAACCTTTTAAGAAGTTAAACCTAATTGATCAACAACTTAGAAAACTATTTCCAGTTGGGATGTTCGATGGAGTACAAGTCAAAATTGAAAAAATTTGTGGGTTTGAATTATTTAATACTCGTAATTATCATAATTATGAAACATGGTCAGATGGTTATCAAATCACCGCTGGCGGTATAGTTGTATCGGCGGAAGATTTAGATGATGCAATTAATAAATTAGAAAAAGAACTTTCTAAAAAGAAGCTTTAGGAGTTGAACTTGAAAGTTCTAGTAATTCCCCTTTGTAAAAAGGTAAAGGATAAAGTTAAAGCGCATGGAAAGATTTGGAATGCTGTTAAAAATGTTGATGGAGAAACGCATTTAGAAACTTTAGTTCCTGTTCATAAAGGCGGTTATCCGTATTCAATGTGGGTTGTAGAAGGAAAACATTGTAAATTGGAGAGAGTATGAAACAATATAGAACAAAACTTTTTGTAGTTAATGCAGTTCGTTGGACTGGGAACAACATACAAGAACTTTTTACCTTTGCCGGTCCTAGAATTTTAGGCAATGAAGAAACTGGAATTCTGATAGATAACTCTTTAGAAAATATTGCAATTCCTTGTCCAATTGGTCATTGGGTTATTAGAGGACTTAAAGGAGAATTTTATCCGTGTGATAATGAAGTCTTTCAAGCTAAATATGAAGAAGATAAATGAAATCCCTACCAGATAATATTAAAACTCTTCCTGAACTATCTTCCCAATCTATTCTATTGTCCTATAGAGGTTCCATTGCTCATAATCTATATCAACCTTCCAATGAACCCAATTCTATTGATGATATTGATTTAATGGGAATTTGTGTTCCTGAAGTTTCTTATTACTTCGGCTTAGATAAATTCGCCCCCCGAGATACAAAAGAAATGTTTATTGATGAATGGGATATCGTTTGTTATGAACTTAGAAAGTTTGTATATCTTTTAATGAAGGGAAATCCTAATGTCATTTCAATGCTTTATTTAAAGCCGGAACATTATTTAGTAAAGCATCCAGCGGCTGAACTTTTAATTGAAAACAGAGCTTTATTTAATTCCCACGAGATTTATCATTCATTTATTGGCTATGCCAAAGCTCAACTTTATAAAACGGAACATATGGTCTTCAAAGGCTATATGGGAGAAAAAAGAAAGAAACTTGTTGAGAAGTTTGGATATGATACTAAAAATGCCGGGCATCTTATTAGATTAATGATGATGTGTAATGAATGGTTAGTTGAAAAAAACTTTGAGGTTTATCGGGATTTTGACCGTCAATTTCTTTTAAATATTAAAAACGGGATATACTCTTTAGATCAGATTAAAGAAATGGCGGCTAATTTATTTACAAAAGGAGAAGCTCTTTTTAAAGCACAACAAAAAACTATTCCAGAAACGGTTGATACTAAAGCTGTAAATGAATTGTTATTGGAAATGTATAAGAAAATTGATTGGGTGAAATTATGACATTACATGATTTAATAGCCGATTTAACAAAAGAATTATCTTTAACTCCAGAACAACAATTTAAAGTAACTGCTAAAGTCAAAAGGTTAATTCATAATGAAAAACATGGATTATGCTATAGACTGTTTCTATATTCCCAAGGATATCCAATTTTCGATAAGCCGCATGATCCAGATAACCCGGACACCGAAAGAACAATTGTTGGATATGAAGAACCAAAAGATCCTTTTATTAATAATCTTTTAAAAGAAAAATCCGATAGTCATTCAAAACTATCTGAACTTCCTGATGATCAACTTGTTACATGGAATGTCGGAACGCATATTTATAAATAAGGAATATAATATGACATTACAAGGACTTATTAATAGGCTAGAAAAACTAAAGAAAACGGCGGGCCCGCGAGCTAAAGTTGTAGTTGATTTAGCGGAGTTTCTCAGTATTTGTAAAGATTATTCCCATTGGGAAATTTGTATGCTCACTCATGAAATTATTAGATTTGAGGTTGAGGGTAGTTTTGAAAATAAAGATGGCTCCGAAAAACTTCGTTCTGTAATTACTTTATCATGAACTTTCTTCCGAAAAATGATGGGATAGATCATATTAATATTTATTCCCAAGGTCAAACCAAGATCGGCCAACTCCTTTCTAATTTCGCACATACCCCTTTTCGCGTTCCTTTAATGGGAACTTTCCAATCCGTCGAGGGGTTTTGGTATTATTGTTTAATCGGGAAAAAGGAATTAAAAAATCTTGTTGGATTTGAAGCTAAGCAATTCGGGAAACGGCATTTAAAAATTAAAGATACTGTTGATTCTAGATTACTGGAAATTGCCTATAGAGCCAAATTAAGAGATAATCTTTACATCATTCCAAAATTGCTATTGATGCTTCATTCTAAGTTACAAATTGCCCACTATTACGTTTATGGTGGTAAAGCGGTAACCCCGAAAGAATTTCAATGGATCGCTGAGTTATGGAAAGAAATTCCTATTAACATTCTTCCTACAAAAGATAAAGTTTTTAGAGCTTTAACTTATTTCAAACCACAACAAACCAAAGCTATTATCATAGGCCAAGATCCGTACCCGAATCCAGAGGATGCTTGCGGGCTTGCTTTTTCTGTAGAACATAATAAACCCCCCGCTTCTTTAAAAAATATCTTTAAAGAACTTAAAACCGATTTAAATATTAATTCCCCCAAAACGGGAAATCTAGAGCCGTGGGCGAAACAAGGAGTTCTTCTTTTGAATTCAGTTCTTACTACGGAGAAAGGAAAATCCGGAGCGCATAAAAATATTGGCTGGGAAGAAATTACAACTAATACAATTCAAAAAGCTTTAGATTGTAAACAACCAATAGTTATTATCGCTTGGGGTTTTGACGCAAAGAAAAAGCTTGAAACTTTAAAATTACATGATAAAGTATTGGTATTAACGGGCGGTCATCCGTCCCCGTTAAATACTTCTGTTTCTTTTTTGGGCGGCAAATATTTTTCTAAGGCCAATGCATTTTTAAATACGAACGGGATTAAAGAAATTGACTGGAGATTATAATGAAACTAATTGGATTTATTGAAACGGGTTTGGCTAATAATCAAACGCATTCTATTCCAAAAAATTCTGAAATTCTTTCAGCTAAGATTTCTCCTTATGGACTTATTATTAGCTATATTTATGATATAACTTTTCAGAATGATAGAGAAAATAGAAATTTCTTAGTTCTTAATAGTAGTGATACTGTTCCTAGTCATTTGTCTCAAGTTCATTTAGTTGATTCTGTTTTTATTAATGATACGATTTTTCATGTTTTTGAGAATCCTTGGGTATTTTAACAACTAGTTCTGTAGATATTCAGAAAGAATATTGAAAGGAAAATATGAGAGAATATAAACACGCCATTTTCATTGGCCGATTTCAACCGTTCCATAACGGCCATTACGAAGTCCTAAAACAGGCCCTAGAAATTGCCGACACGGTTCTTGTATTAGTCGGTTCTTATAAAGTCTCTACAAATATTAAAAATCCTTTTACGTTTGAAGAACGAGTTCAAATGATTCAATCGGTTATTGATGACCGCACTTATGAATATCCTTCTCCAGATCAAGCAGTAACTATTGGCGGGGAACTTTTAAAGCGCGTTAAATTTATCCCCGTTCGTGATCATTATAATAACGATAACTTTTGGATTACAGAGGTTCAGCATAAAGTTTCTGAATATGTAACTGAAAACGAAACAGTTGCATTAGTGGGAAATTATAAAGATGCAAGTAGTTATTATTTAAATCTTTTCCCGCAATGGGAATTTGTGCCCACAGAACAAAGTTCTAGGCTTTCCGCTACCCAAATCCGCACCATTCTTTTTAAACGCAGTTCTAAAATCCAAGACTTTAACCCATATCGTCCTGTAACTACCTACGATTCTTTACTTGATCAATCATACGAAAGCATGATTCCATTTAAAATTAATGAGTGGATGATTAAAAACTACTTTAAAACTGAAAAATACCATAAACACGTAGAAGAATACCAATTTATAGAAAAATATAAGGAACAATGGTCAAATGCTCCTTTTCCTCCCGTTTTTATGACCACGGATTGCGTTGTAGTATGCTCAGGACACGTTCTTGTCGTGGAACGCGGGTTCAACCCCGGAAAAGGTCAATTGGCGCTTCCTGGGGGCTTTTTAAAGCAAACTGAAGCTCTTGAGGATGGGGCTTTAAGAGAACTTAAAGAAGAAACGGGTATTTCTATAGATAAGCTAATATTAAAGAATTGTATTGCAGATAAGCGTATTTTTGATTATCCTGGTAGGAGTTTAAGAGGAAGAACGATTACTCAAGCTTTCTATATTAGGCTTAAAGATGGGGCTCTTCCAAAACTTAGAGCCGGAGATGATGCTAATAAAGCAATATGGATTTCTTTAAATGAAGTATCTTCTAAAGAAGAACTGTTTTTTGAAGACCATGCACATATTATTAATTATTTCATTCGGAGAGATTAAATGAAGGGAGATTGTCCGGAATGTGGTTCTATGGAAGTTGATTTATATTTTTTAGGAGAAGGTCCTTATACTCCAGAATCTTTCTATTGGCGCGCCGATTGTGAATGGTGCGATAATTATAATTCACAAGAAAACGAAGAATAATGGGACTTGAATATAAAAAAATGTCTTTATTTGATGCGCCGGAAGGTTCAATTATTGTCCATGCTTGTAATGCTCAAGGAAGTTGGAATTCTGGAATTGCTAAAGAATTTAAAGAAAGATATCCAAGATCTTTTCAACATTATGAAGAATATTGTAGATTAAATCCTCGCCATTTAAAAGTTGGACGAGGAAAATTACTTTCTTCAACTATAGAACATAAGCATAAAGTTGGTATACTTATTACTTCAAATAAATACGGCGCAGAAAAAGATCCTAAAGAACTTATTAAAATTCAGACAACTCTAGCAATAAATCAACTTTTAGAAACTAATCTTGCCGCGCATGGACGAAATCCAAGCGTTAAAGGAATTATATATTCTAATAAATTTAATTCAGGACTTTTTAAAGTTCCTTGGAAAGAAACTGAATTGATTTTGACAACGGTTTTAAAACACTATTCATGGATTACTTGGATAGTTTGCGATCCTAATCATGAGACAGACTGATAAATATCTTTTCTTTTATGGCGGGTTTTTAAGCCAATGGTATCTTTGTAAGTTTAATGATTGGTTACGTGATTATAATTGTGCGGAACAATGTATGATGGCTCAAAAGGCTTTACTTTTTGAAGATATTAAATCATTTGATTATATTATGAAAGAAACCAACCCGGCTTTCCAAAAAGCACGAGGAAGAAAAATTGAGGGATTTAATCAAGAAAAATGGGATTTGTTTAAAGAAGCCATTGTTTGTAGTGCCAATTATTTGAAGTTTGCACAAAATAAAACACTTCGAAAGAAATTGTTAGATACTAAAGATTTAATATTGGTAGAAGCTAGTCCATATGATAAAATATGGGGAATTGGATTATCAGAAAATAATCCATTGGCAGATGATGAAAAGAATTGGAAAGGTCAAAACCTTTTAGGAAAAGTTTTAATGAAAGTTAGAGAAAGTTTAAAAAATGTAGATGAACAATTGAGTTCATTGAATAATAAGGAGTAAAAATGGAAAATCTAATTCTTGACGTCGATAGTTATAAGTTCTCACATTGGCTTCAATATCCTGCCAATACATCATACATGTTCTCATATCTTGAAAGTCGTGGAGGAAAGTATTCAAATACACTTTTCTTCGGACTTCAATATCTTATTAAACAACATTTGACTAAGCCTATTACTCCTGCGATGGTTGAAGAAGCGAAACTTTTTGCTGAAGCGCATGGCGAGCCGTTTAATTATGAAGGCTGGATGTATATTGCAAAAGATCTTAAAGGAAAGCTTCCTATTCGTATTAGAGCGGTGGCTGAAGGCGCTGTAGTTCCTACTAGTAATATCCTAATGTCTGTTGAATCAACTGATCCTAAAGTATTTTGGGTTGTATCCTTCTTTGAAACCCTTTTAATGCGAGTTTGGTATCCTATTACTGTAGCTACTCAATCCTTTCATATTAAAAAGCTTATTAAGAGTTATTTGGAAAAGACTTCTGATGATGCAAACGCTGAAATTAGTTTTAAGCTTCATGACTTTGGAAGTCGCGGCGTTTCTTCTCAGGAATCGGCAGGAATTGGCGGGGCGGCGCATCTTGTAAATTTCTTGGGTTCTGATACAGTCGCGGGCGTTTATTATGCCAATCATTTCTATAATAATAAAATGGCAGGCTTTTCTATTCCCGCGGCTGAACACTCCACTATGACTATGTGGGGGAGAGAAAATGAAGTCGAAGCATACAGAAATATGCTAAAGCAATATGCAAAGCCCGGGGCTTTAGTTGCTGTTGTATCAGATTCGTATGATCTTTATAATGCGGTTGAAAATCTTTGGGGAGGAACTCTTAAAGATGAGGTTGTAAATTCTGGAGCTATTGTTGTAATTCGTCCAGATTCCGGCAATCCTCCTGAAGTAGTTCTTAAAACTCTTCAGCTTCTTGAATCCAAGTTTGGAGTTACTTATAATAAGAAGGCTTATAAAGTTTTAAATAATGTTAGAGTAATTCAAGGGGATGGAATTAATGAGGAATCTATTCGTCAAATTCTAGAAGTTGCCACTTCTTATGGATACTCGGCTTCTAATATTGCATTTGGAATGGGTGGTGCTCTTTTACAACAAGTTAATCGCGATACTCAAAAGTTCGCCTTTAAATGTTCTGCGGCGCGAGTTGACGGAAAACTTGTTCCGGTCTTTAAAAGTCCTAAGACTGATCTTGGAAAACAATCTAAGAAAGGTTTATTGGATTTGGTTCTAAAAGGTAATAAGTTTGAAACGGTTGAAGGATTGGATAATGTTGGTTCTGTATTAAAGGTTGTTTATGAAAATGGACAACTTATAAAAGAACAAACATTGGATGAAATCAGAAAGAGATCAAACGAGTTTTAATATGCATTCTTGGGGAGATGGTTTTCCATATTTTAGAGAAGTTGGTGAAGCGGCGGATTTTATTGGGGACTTCTGTATAAAATACGGAAGAATTCCAGTAAGACAAACTAAAGAAAAGTTTGGAACAGTTCGAGTTTATTCTGGATGGGGGATATACAATCTTTATTGGTTTTTTAGACCTCACTATGTATATTATAGATGGCCAAGATACATCCGAGATTTAGATGATGCCGTTTTTGCAAGGCTGTTTAGGTTTTTTAATAAACCAATTTATACATATCAATCTTATATTTATAGATTGGCTTATAAAAAGACTATTGAAAAATATCCAATGATTAAAAAAGAAATTCTTTGTTCTGCGGATTGGCCCGAACTTTTGGTGGGATTATAAAAAATATGGGCTATCATAAGATAGAAATAAAAAAGGGGGTTTTGGGAGAATCTTCAAAAATTCAAGAAGAATTAGATGAGTTAAAAGATGCTGAAAATCAAGGAGTTAAAATTTTAATTCATTGTGAACTATCTGATTTATATGGAGCTTTAGAAGCCTGTGCTAAAAAATATGGACTTTCTATGATTGATCTTCAACAAATGGCTTTTCTAACGCGTGAATCTTTTGAAGCGGGTAAACGAAAATGATTGATTATCGAAAACTAGCTGATAGTATAGATTTTTATAAAAAACTTGGGTTTACGCGAATTGAGGCCCCTTGGTGGGTTTCTAAAGAAGTTTTGGATATTACTACACCCCCAGATTTACAAACAGATTTACAAAATATTTATTTTCTTCCTAATAACAAAAAATGTTTAGTAGCATCAGGAGAACAGTCTTTTCTTTATATAGCAGTTAAAGGAAGATTACCAAAAGGAAAATTTCAAACCATAACTCCTTGTTTTCGGAATGAATCTATAGGTATCTTAAACAAAAAATGTTTTATGAAAAATGAACTTATTATTACAGATAAAGTAAATTCAAAAAATTTAGATTTAGTAATCAAAAATTGTTTTTCGTTTTTCTATGAACAAGTTCCTAAAAAAGATCTTTTAAAAATAATTAAAACGGATGTTGGTTTTGACATTACTTATGATAAAATTGAATTAGGTTCTTATGGAATTAGACATTGTGAATTTTTAGATTGGATTTACGCTACTGGGTGTGCCGAACCCCGGTTAAGTAGAGCAATTGAAATAAGTGAAAAATCACGAGGGTTTAAATGAAACTTATTATCGCAGGAAGTAGAACATTATTAATCCAAACTTCTTTTCTTCAAGAGATTATGTATCATCATTTTAATTTATTTCCAAAGGAAATTGTTTCTGGGGGATGTCGAACTGGCGCCGATTTTAAACATAAATACACCAAACATTTCAAGCCTAAAAAACTTCGTAAAGAAATCTATAATTTAAATAATATTAGAAATAGAGATACGTATAATATTGCTAAATGGACGCATAGATTATATACTTGTTTTTTTTCAACCAGACGGTTCTCCAAATAAGGGAACAAAGACAGGAAAAATTTAATGAAATATTCCCACAAACAATTAAGTGAATATTGTCAAGAAGTCCAAAAGATTTTAGATAATGTTGAATATAAACCCGGAAGTTTATTTGATACCTCTATATCTTCAATCGCCGATGCAATTGTTCTTAGAATTGTAGTTCCTTGTATTAGTTCGTTCGAACATTCTAAAATAATTCCTATAACACATTCAATGATGATTCCTGTAGATGAACTAGAATATGTACAAATGTACTTAGAAAAATTTATTTTGTATCATATTTATAGCATGATACAAAGACTGGAAATTCATGAAATCCAAGAGTTTTTGAAATATAAAGATAATTATTATAATCATCCTCACCCCATTGAGGATAGATGAAACCTTCCTATTTTAAACTTGCCGAAAAGCTAGCGCAGAAATCCGATCACCCTATACATCGCCACGGGGCAGTCATTGTTTCCGGAAATAAGATTCTAGGACTTGGATTTAATAAGTATAAAACCCATAGCCGCTCTACTCATCCTTTTAAAATGATTCATGCTGAACTATCTGCCGTTATTAGTTCTGGCCTTGAAAACCTTACAAATTGTGATATTTATATCTTTAGGCGTCGTAAAGATGGATTATTGGGCAATAGTAAGCCTTGCTATTCATGTCAAAGCATGTTAAAATCTTTAAATATTAAGAGAGTTTTTTATTCTTTTGAAAACGGTTTTAAAAAGGAGATATATTAATGAATCTGTATTCAGTCACTTGGGAAAATGTCTCTAAAACTACCCCTGTTCATGTTTTAAAGACTGAAGAGAAAACTCTTCCGACTTATGTTCTGGCTTCTTCTCATAATAATGCCGTAGAAACGGCTTTAAAGCATTCTACTTCTAACTTTCAGTTGAAAAGAGTTGTTCTATTAACTGAAAACGTTGTAATAACAGAGGAGCAAATCTAAATGAGATATCCACCAAACCCCGTATTCTGGGAGCACTACGGAACTTTTAACCACTATGGAAAAGGTTCTATGCTTGTTTTCTGGTCCGGCAAATCCCTACAATACGTAATGTTTACTCCGGACAAATCCTTTAAGAAGGAAGTTATTGATAAGGAACTCTTAGAAAAATACAAAAAGGATGTTGTAGAAGCTTGATAACGAATCTTGAAACATTTAAAGAAAAGAAAAAACTTAAAAAGGTTATTCAAGATTTGGAACGAATTGAATATCTTTTTAATATCATAATGAAAGGAATGGGTTCTTATAAAAAATATAAACCAGTAAAAGAAGTCCTTTATAATATTATGGAAAATAAGGGATTTGTTTTAGCGCACTTAAAACAACATAAAAAGCTATTAAATGAAAAAGAACAATCGGATAAATTGGACAAAGATGGCGAGTAAAATCCCTATTTCTGTCCAAGTTGGGCCAAAATGTCATTATAATGTCTATATTTGCGGAGAAATGCTGCAAAATATAGAAAAACATATTGGCGAAACTGATTATAATAGAAAAGAGCTTATTATTAAAGATAATCTAGGACCAAAACTAACAACTAAGACATACTTCCATGAATTTTTACACGCACTATCCGATGAATATCACCTCAATCTTACGGAAAATCAAATATTGGACTTCGAAGAAGCTCTTCCGTATCTATTTAAATTTTTTAAGGAGCTAACATAGAAAAGAAATGCACAGTATGTGGTATAATTAAGCCCCTAGCAGAGTTCCATAATAGAAGAGTTGCTAAGGATAGAAAAAGATCGGATTGTAAAAAATGTAGTATTATTGCATCAATAGAATATAATAAAGCTAATAAACAAAAGATTTACGCTCACAATAAAAAATGGAGGAATAAGCACAAAGATAGAGTTAAATCGTATAAAATGACTTATAAATACGGAATATAATCAATTACTTAATTTACAAAATAATAACTGTAAAGTTTGTGGAATAAATCAAAAAGATTTAAAACGTTCTCTTAATATTGATCATTGCCATAAAACGAAAAAAGTTAGAGGATTACTTTGTGAAAAATGTAATTTAGGAATAGGGCTTTTTAATAATTCAACTGAATTATTAGAAAAAGTTATAAACTATCTAAAAGGAAATAAATGAAAAAACGTCAAATTAAAGTATTATTTTATGATATTGAAACCTCTCCTAACACCGCGTTTGTTTGGGGCCGCTATGAACAAAACGTTCTCTCGTATTTAAAAGAATGGGAAATTCTTTCTTGTGCTTATAAATGGCAAGGAGAAAAGAAAGTTCATTGTTTATCTAGGCAACATAATAAAACCGATAAAGAGTTAGTAATCGCAATTCATAAACTTTTTCAAGAGGCCGATATTATCATCGCTCATAACGGGGATCAATTCGACCAAAAGAAAGTTAAAACTAGAATGCTTTATCACAAGCTCCCGCCGCCCAAGATTTTGTCCAGCATTGATACAAAGAAGGCAGCGAAAGTCTTTTTCAACTTTAATAGCAATAGTTTAAATGATTTAGGAACATATCTAGGATTAGGTCAAAAGTTTAAACATTCTGGATTTGATATGTGGCTTGGTTGTTTAAACGGTGATAAAAAGTCTTGGAAAGAGATGATTTATTATAATAAACAAGATGTTGTGTTATTAGAAAAGGTTTATAATGCTCTAAAACCGTGGATTCAGGATCATCCGAATATGGCTAAGTTATTAAATCCTTTTCAGAATGAAGTAAAAGACTGCCCACATTGCGGTAGCCGGAATACAATGAAACGGGGCTATAGAGCTACGCGCGCAACTCTTAAACAACAAATGGTTTGTAAAGATTGCGGCGCATGGTTTTTAACTCGCGTATTAAAAGACTAAAATGTTTTCATGGTTTCGTAAAGATAACTATAAAGTCAAATCGGTTGAAGTTAATGTTCAATTTATACAAGATTTTCTTGACACTATAGATTCTTCTGGTATAATTGAAATAATCCCGCTTACAATCGAAAAGAAAGCATTTGGGGAAAAAGAAATTATAACACAACTATTAATTATCTATAAGGAGAAAAATGAGTAAAAATCAACCAAAGGAATCAAGCCTGCCCGCGACGTTTACTGTTAGTCAACGGTTTATTCAGGCCGTTAATAACTATTGCGCTAGTCGTCCATATGCTGAAGTTTATCAGCTAATGGGACTTTTAACTCAAGAAGTCGCGCCACAAATTCAGCTACATAGTAATGCTCAACCCGCGGAACTAAAAGCTGTTGCAAATTCTGACCAACCACAGACGGAGACTTCTAATGCGCAAGAAAAACCGGCCAAGCGGCAAAAAGCACGATCAGCACAAAATCCGGCTTGATAGTTCAAGCGGAAGAAAGTTTGATAAAAATAAACCTAGACTATCATTAGTTTCCAAAGTAGCTTTATTTAAGCTCGCTGAGGTCATGACTGATGGTGAAAAAAAATATGATACCCATAATTGGCGTAAAGGGTTTAATTGGTCTAGGATTGCTGATGCGGCAGAAAGACATTTAAGTATTTGGATTGCCGGACAAGATTTAGATCCTGATAGTAGAAGGTCTAATTTAGCTCATGCAATGGCTTGTATTATGATGCTTCTTGAGTTTGAAGAAACGCATAAACATTTAGATGATAGATATAAGTTATCTGAATGGCTTTTAAATAAATTATATCCACCATTAAATGAGACAAAATAGACCTATATCAAATTGTCATCCTCCTAAGATTTCTATAGGTAGGGGATTGTGTAGAAACTGTTATAGTAAGTTTTTAATTGCGAAAAATCCAGATTACCATGAAAAACAAAAAAGAAATGCTAGAGAATGGAGATTAAAAAATCCAGAAAAAGTTAAATTATCGGATCAAAGAAAACGTTTAAGAGAAAAAAATAATCCTGAATATAAAGAAAAAAAATTTTACAGTTCTATTAAAAAGAAATATAAGGTAACTAAAGAGCAATATTTAGAGCTACTAAATAAAACAGGGAATAAATGTTTTTTATGTAATAAATCTCCAAAAAATGGAAAAAGGTTACATTTAGATCATTGTCATAAAACATTAGTAGTTCGCGGTTTATTATGTGCAGAATGTAACTGGTACATGTCTAAATTTGATAATATACCAGGTTTTATTGAAAAAGTTAGGAGTTATTTAAATACATGCAAAGAAAATTATTCAATCAAGTAAGCGTAGTAGATAAAAGTGGGCTTCATGAGTTTGTTGGCGATTCGCCGGGCGTTATTGTCGATTTTAAAGTTAGAGAAGAAGCATTGCGAGATGGAATTAACTTTAAATATTCTTATCTAGTTGAGTTTTATAATAAAATTACTAAAGCTCAATTCTGGGTTCCAGAAGAAGAATTGAAAGGATAACATGAATTATAAATTCAGCATATTTCAGATTGTTAAGGTTAAAAAAGAATCAGAATACAGTTCTTTTTTTAAAGATAAAACCGGATTTGTTACTAATTATATTGGTAATGATAAATACATTATTCAGTTTTTAGGACCATCTGAAGAAATTGAACTTGTAAAAGAAATTCACGAATCGGAGCTAGAACTTGCAAGTTAAGATTAAAAAGTTGCATCCAGATGCGGTTATTCCGGCTTATGCTAAAGCTGGCGATGCTGGAATGGATTTAACTGCGATTACTAACACTATAGATTTTTTTACAGGAGTGATTGAATATAAAACTGGATTATCCATTGAGATCCCAGAAGGTTATGTCGGATTAATTTTTCCTCGTTCTAGTATTTATAAAAAGAATTTAACTTTATGTAATTCTGTTGGTGTTATTGATTCCGGTTATAGAGGGGAGATTACTTTTAAGTTTAGACCGGCAGTTCTTCCAATTTCAGTTGATCAAGAATATAATATAGGGGATCGCATCGGACAACTCGTCATCATCCCCTATCCGCAAATCGAATTAGTAGAATCCGAAGAATTATCAGAAACAGAAAGAAATACAGGAGGATATGGATCAACAGGACAATAAAAAGATCTTAGAAGGACTTCTTAATGATTGGTTTCAAAAGTCTAAGTATCTTCAAGGTGCTGTAGAGGAATTAGTTACAGCTTCTATAGTTTATGGTGAATCGTTCGCGAAATACCATTACGACGAAGTTAAGAATGAAATTACCCAACATATTATTTCTCTAGAAGAGATATTCCATGACCAAAAAATACGAACGGGAAGAAAAACTGACAGAACAGCTCCAAAAAGAAAATCGAGAACTAAAAGCGATAAATCGAAGTCTTAGAAAACGATTAAAACAACTTAATAAAGGCTTCTACAAATTTTTAGATGAACAACAACAGGAAGAAGCCATTGAAGAAGCTCAACAAGTTGCACAAAAAATCTGCTGGGAATGCAACATCGGAGAATACAAAGAAATAATTGTAGTTAATCGGCGTTGGAGATGCTGCACAAATTGCGGTAAAAAGGGAAAAGTTAGTATAATTAAATGAAAGTCGGACAAACTTTTAAAACTAAGAATGGTTTAACGGCTAAAATCGTTAAAATTGCTGGGAATCAAGTTATAGCCCATGTTGAAATGAAATACGATCAAAATGGCAAGATTCCAGGATGGGCAACAGGACATTATTTAGATTTACAAAATGTTCCAGAAGAAGCGAAAAAAGTAGAAAATGTCGAAGAAACCAAAGAAAGAAAAGAAGTTACCAAATCTGGACACTTGGCTAAGAGTAAAACTCCGGAGAATCTCTTTAATGTGGCCGGGCCGAACCAAGGCTCTTCAAGCGGCGAGAGTGGACCGGGGACTTTATAAATGTAATGGCTGTAAAAAGATATTCACTTATAAAGATAAAAAGTCTAAAGAGACAAATGTTCATGTAGATCATATAGAAAGTGTTATTCCATTAGATGGAAAAATTAAACGATTAAATAACATAAATAGAATGGATTGGAATTTATATATTGATAGGCTTTTTGTTCCGCCCGAGAAATATCAGATTTTATGCGTTCAATGCCACTCCAGCAAAACACTTTTGGAGGACCAATATCGCGCCATTAATAAAAGGAATAAATGAGATATACTTATACTAAATATATTAAATCAACCGGCGATGTTATTGAAGGTCGTGCAAACACTAAAGAATTAGCTAAAGCTCGTTTTAAAAAGGCTTTAAAAGCTTTTAGAATGCATTCTGATGCTGGATTACAACAAACTAATACTACCAATAAAAGCGGCGATGCTAAAGTTTTAATTCGTAAGAAATTAGTTGGATGGAAAATGGATCAAGATGAAAAAGGAGAGAAATAATGTTTGATTGGTTAAAAAATCTTATTAATGCTATGAACGAACGAGGAATTCCACTTCCTATGATTCGAGTAAATGAAAACCCTTCTTTAACTGCCACTATGGTTTTTTTAAGTTTTAATACGGCTTTATTGGGACAGTTAGGAAAAGTTACTAAGTTTCTTGGAGAAGTTGATTTATCTCAAGCCAATTATTTGCTTCTAATTTGCTTGGGTGCATATTTAGGAAGAACTTTTCAAAAGAAGGGTAAAGAAGTTACTTTAAGTGCGGAGGAAACAAAAGATGAGTAATAATAATTCTACTAGCGCAGGAGTTTGACCTTATAATCCTATCGAAATGGACATTCCAGCCCAAAGCATTGATAGTTTAAATGCTCGCTGCCAACGTTCTGGAAAACCCCATGCCGCTCACGTATCTCCTAATACCCAAGTAGTTAATACTTTCGTTTTTTCTACTGATACTCCTTTTTTGACAGTAGTTAAAGTGGAAAATGGATTTATTGTGGAAGTAAATGGAAAAACTTATGTTTGTAAAACCGCTGAAGAAGTGGTACAATATTTAAAGGAATAGTATGAATACGGTTCTAATTATTTTATCGGTTCTAGGAAGTATTTCTTTAGGAATTACCCTTTTTGTTGTATTCGGTGCTTTACTAACTGCTTTATATTATACCGTGGCTATTAAAGTTATGAGTTGGTTTTGAAAGAAAGATGTAGTGAAAGTCGCTAAACAACTTCTAACTTCTGAAATTAGGAGAAAATAGTATAATGTTCGGCCTATTTAAAAAATATCCAGATACCCATATAACAAAATTAAACAAATGGATGGATAAATATGTAAAAAAGGAATTGAAAGATATTAATAAAAACTGCAAAGTTCTTCCAAAACGATTAGGAAATTGTTTTAATGTTTTTGAAATTGATAGTAGTAAATTAAAATGGCAAGTTGTTTCTCCAGAAGAAGATGCTTTTAATTTAGATGCTTGTGAAAATGGAATTATTGAGTTAAAATCAATAAGAAGTTTACCTTGTGTTAAAAGGGTTTTATTAAGCTATAAATTAATGACGAATTTACATAGTTATAATGAATTTAAAGACGTTATGGATGCAGTAGTTCATGATCTATTATTAGAACTTAAAAAAGCAAAAGGGTTTGGACCGAAAACTAAATCAATTGGAACTTGTTATTTAAACGTTAGATTAATGAAAAATCCCGCAGCTTATGAATTAAGAGCTTATAGTGATTGTGTGGCTGTCAACCCTATTATAGTAAAGAAAGGAAAATAAGAAGTAATATGAATAACGTTCAAGCTATTTTATCTATTCTACAAAGTCTTTTTATTATATTCACTAAGTCGATAACTACTTTATTTTATACTTTGGCTATTAAAGTTATGAATAGGAGAAAATAATGGAATATCTTTTAGGTTTATTAGGACTTTTGGTTGGCGGGGTTATTTATCAATATATTCGAGGAAAGGGTTTAGAAGCTCTTTTAAAGAATTCTGATACTAAAGCTGAAGTTCAAAAAGAAGAAGGAAAAAAGCTTCAAAACGATTCTCTTTTAAAGGCCGAGGAATTGGCTCGCGAACTTTTAAAACAATCTGCGGAAGATAAAAAGAAGAATGACGTAAAGCCCGGAGATTTTAACTAATGTTTTTTGTATTAAAGAGTACATATAAAAAGGCTTTAAAACAACTTAAAGCTTCACATGAACAAACTATTATAGAAATGCAGAATACTAATAATCTTGTAAAAGAACAGTTATATAGAAAAGTTGAACAATTAGAAGGCCGAATTGTCGCTTTACAAGAAAAAAATCAAAATGTATTTTACCAAGAAAATGAAGCTTTAGAAGAGCAATTAGAAAAAAACATCATTGATAGTAAAGAATATTATTATAGTAAACGTTTATTGGATTTAATAGAAGAGAAGTTAGGATAATGGAAAAAACTGTTAAATGTCCAATTTGTTTAGAACCTTATAAGTTTTATTCGTTTATGGTGGGCGATCAATCAGCTTGTCCTGATTGTGTTAATAAAGCTAGCCAAGAACAAGTTAATCAAAATTATGTTTTAGATTATGCTAAACTTTATAGGATTTGGATGAAGAAGCCGGGAAAATGAAAAATATAGTCCATTATATAGTTTTTATATCATTCTTTATATCGCAAATCGCAATTGGCGATACAGATCCACATTTTGAAGTCAAAGGATATACTTTAATCCAGGATTCCTGGGTTTTCAGCCAGGATAAAGCTAAATCTGTGCGGGATCGTCTAATTGATTTAGATGTTTCTTTAAAAACTAATGAATCACTACAAAAATCTATTGACTTATATAAATTAAATGAGACAATACAACAAAAGCAATTAGATATTGTATTACAACAGAATGATAAATTAGCTTCGGCTTTGCAATCAGAACGAACTTTAAATAATTGGGAACGATTTGGTTGTTTTTTATTGGGTATTGCGGCCACGGTTGGTGCAGGCTGGGCTATTTCGAGAGTAAAATGAGTTGGGACGAAATTGAACATGTTTATTGTGAAAATTGCGGCGATTGCATAGCTTGTGATCCTGATTGTTATTGTCGTTTCAAAGAACGAGAAGAAGCCGAAGAAATAAAAGAATGAAATACCTTAAGATATTATTGTATTGTGTTACTGGAATGTGGTTTACGTCGGCTCTATTGAATTGCTTAGCTTTTAGGGTTATTAACCAAACTACTTTATATGATAATCCTTTATCTGGTTTAATCTTTTTTGCTCCGTGGTATATTGGACATGTTTTAGGAGCCTGGGCTTATTTGTTTTTTAATAAGAGTTAGCGGCGGCGTTGAAGGACACGCAGGAAAACAATAGATACTAGCCCTTCAGGAAGGTTAACGTGTATCCGTTCCGAATACTAGAGGTCCTGTGAATAGAATTAGCCGGAATCAAGCCCGGTCTGCTAATATTTTTAAGTCTCATGGTGTGGCCCGCATCAAACAACGGCCTGGGTGATTGCTAGCGACTACTAGGCAGGGTATTTCTTTAATGGTCAAAGGGACTAGGTTATAAACTAATATTTTGCCTAGTCCCCTATTTTTTATGTCAAAGCTTCCAAATAACCTTTCTGAAGAAGAGCTTTTAAAGATTCTTGAACAAGCTCCAGAAAAAGAAGAATATAAAGATAATATAGCTTTATTCGTTTCCACCTTTGGCCTATCAGAAGGCTCCCTTAAAATACCTCTAAAACTGCTTTATTCGCTTTATGAGCTATGGGCTAAGCGTCCCCTATCCCTTCCCTCGTTTAATCATAAACTATCGCTTCTAATGCCAAATAAAGCGATTTTTAATGGAAATGTGCATTTTTTGCTTAATAAAGACACTTTAAAGATTAATGAAGAGGTTTATAACTTAATAAGAGATAAGCGTAATAAAATGGCCAAAAGTAGCCATCATCAAAAACAATTTGACAATTTTATAGAATCATGTAAAATAGAAGATGGTAAAGATTGGATTTTGTGTAAATCCCTTCATAAGATATACCTTTCTTGGACTAAATCAAAAAAGCCATTAGGATATATTAAATTTACTAAATTTTGTACTTTGTATTTTACCACTCGAAATAAACCCTTGGAGGTTGCAATAAATAAGAAAACTTTGAATGAAGAAAAAGAAAACACCGAAGAAAGTCCAAAAGAAGAATAACTTACGTGCCCGAACAAAAAATCCAGGACTTAAACCCCATCTAAATCTTAGAAGTCGTCAAGATTTATTGGAAATTGATTACTTAGATAAGTTGAACGATAAAGAAAAAGATTGGCTTAATCGTTTTAATGAAGAATATGTTGGAGCTAACTTTAAACATGAAGGAAAAATTCTCCATAAGACTAAGAAGTTAAAAAAAGATTGTTATGATAGGAATAATTCTAGAAATCGAGACATTCTAACCAAAATAAAAGCGTCCGGAGAGAAACTAGAAGAATTAACGAATTATACAGAAGCGGATTTAGATCCAATAGATAAACTTATATTACTGGAGAAATTTAATAATCTCGATAGCCCCACGAACGGCACCAATAAGAGCCAAAATCCCCCCAAGAAGAAGAATTAAAGAATTTACAATATTAACATGCTTTTGGAGAGGTTTTATATTCTCTTCCAAAAGATTAGTTCTTTTAACGTGTTCTTCTAGAACTACCGATTGTTTAGCCAAGGTAATGTTAATTTGATCGACATTGTTATCAAGTCGTTCTAAAGTCTTAAACATTTCATGTACTATTTCTTTATCTAAACTCATGGTTGATCCCCGCCAGCCGGAATACCTAAAAGTTCTCTAGCTTTAGGTTGTTGTAATAAAGCAAATAGAATTGCATTCTTTTTATTTAAATCATTGGTTTGAACGGCCAATTGTAAAGCTTCTCCGAAAGATTGTAATCCTTGATCGCCACTCTGTATTAATTTTTGAGCCGCGCCATCTAATTCTTGCGAAGATGAACTAAAAAATCCATTCATTCGGCCTTTTACAGCACCTTTTACTTGTCCATAAAGATTAGCACCTTTTAAAGCGGCCTTTTCAGTTAAGGAACCTAGTCCCAATGGTCCTTTTAAACCCGTAGGAAGGTCTGAAAGTCCGATTCCAGCTGCGCCTTTTATAATAGCTGCTTCATCGGCTTTATTTAAAATTTCTCTTTCTAAGGAAGCTGGATCAATTCTAATTCGTTTTAAAAGTTCTGGATTTTCTTTACCTAATTGTTTTAGGCGATTGATCATTTGCCGAAATCCTTTATATGATTGGATTGAGTTTTGGCCGCCACTTCTTAAATCTTCTAAAACTTTTTCAACTTCTTTACCAAGGTCTAAAGGTGCATTAGACCTTTTAGATAAGAATCCAGCCACTTCTGGTGCTTGGCCGCGCGCAAGCAGAGATTCAGGACCAGCCTGTAAAAATTTATGATAATCAGCTAGCTTCCCTTGGAATTCCGGAACAGATTCTTCTAACATTCCTTTAATCTTCTCAAGTCCAGGTTTTACAATACCTTCGTATTCTTCCATTGGAATTTTAGAATATAAGTCTTTTAATTCATTTCTTAACGTATATGCTTCTTCTGGACTTAATAACCCTTTTTGTAGATTATTAACTTTATCCAAAATTTGCATGGTTTTATTACGGCCAATAGTTCTTGCATTACTAGCAATAATACTTTGGATATCAGAAAGTGCTGCCATTTGTTCGGGACTTTGAGATAGAACAATTCCTTCTTCTCCAGCTTTCTTTAGCGTTTGGGAAATTTCACGTCCTAAAGTTTCCCGAGGTTTTAAAAGCTTTTCTGAAACTTGTTGAACGTTTGATTTTAATTTATCAACAAGTTTACCTATAGCTGCCGGTTTATCTGAAAGTTTTAATCCTTGTTCGCCAAATTCAACCGCTTTAGATAATCGAGATTTTAATGGGCTGGCTGTAGTAATATCCGTAGGAGCTTTAACTTTGGGAGAAAACAACTTTCCAAGACCAGCGCCTAATCCAGTTCCTAATCCAGTTTCTAAAGCTAATTGTCCAGGACTATCTTCTATAGTCGCTTGTGAACTTCCTGCCGCAGATAGCCCGCCACCAACGGCACCAGTTAATACCGGAGCAGCTTTAGCTAACCCGCCAGAAGCTAATCCAGGAATTAATCCGCCAAAAAATTCCGCGCCTCTATACGCATAAGGACTAGATTGTTTAGCTTGGTCATATTCCGCTTGCGCTTCCTGTTGGCCTTGTCTATATTCTTGACCAAAAGAAGGTTCTGGCGCCATTTGTAGGCCCTGTAGATTTTGAGTTTGCTCTTCGGTTGGTTGTTGAACGCCAGCAAGAAATCTAGCAAAATCAGTATCAGCTAGTTTTGAACCAAAAGCTTTTCCAAGGCCGCGTAATTCATCAGCAAACCCCAAAGTCATTCCTTGGTGTGCTCCCATAGCCACATCGCCTAAAGTTGAACCTTGTTGAGGAACTTCTTCTGTTGCAATATCTTGACCACTCTCAAAAGTTTGGTCTAAATCTACACCAGATTCAAATAAATTGTCTAAATCTTTAGCCATTATTGTACTTGTTCAAATTTATCCGGATTAGATAATAATTTAGTCGCATCTTGTTTTGAAAATCCTTTGATTCTTCCGGTTTTTTTATCTTTTATTTTAACTAAACCAGCGCTTTCTTCTTGTATTTCTTTATCTGATGGAAGATTTTGCATTATCAGTCTTTCCCAGCGCTCTGGATCTTTTTTTGCTAAATGTTCAAATCCTGGAATAAGTTGTTGTTGATAGCTGGCTAGTTGTGTATTCGCTAATTCTTTTTCTCGCCTTACAGTTTTTAAGGTTTGTTTTAAAAAACTAGCGGCTTCGGCCGGCTGTCTTGTATTAGTTAGGGATTCTAAAATCTCGGCGATTTTCATTCTTAGTGTGCGAGGCGTTAGTTCCCTAGCTCCGGTAATAGTGGCCTGACCTTGAGCTAATAACGCATCTAAAGACCTAGAAGCTTCGGCGACTTCTCGAATATCCGCATAATTTAAATTTCTGCCTTCAAATAGCTTTTCAATTCTTTCCGCTGCCGCTTTATTTAATGCGGCTTTGCCCATGGCGCTACGAGAAGAGGCTTTCGCGGAAGAAAATTTTTCAGCGGCTTTCATAAAATCGTTATTAGTTTTATCATCAATTTTAACTTGTGCCGCTTCTTTTTTCGCATCAGCTTGTTGTCCTTTAAGAACCCCTAACATATCATGCCATCTTCCAGATTCGGCCAACTTTGCCTTAGATTCTTCTGATTTAGCAGATAGTTGTTCCTTTTTAAATCCTAATTCTTTTTCGCCCATTTCACGTTTTAAATCTTGTGCTAATTGTGCTTCATAATGTCTAAAAGCCGCAGGCATTAATTTTTCAGCTTGCATTGCGGTTAAATCGCCTTTAATTTCTAATCCTAAAGTTTTTAAATAGTTTTTAAATCCTTGAGAAACGCCGCTTTTCGGATCATTTTTCTCCATTTCAAGTTTAGCATTAAAATCATCAATAGGAGTTCCAGCTTGTCTTTCAATTGATTGAAAAATCGGATTTTGAACGGGCTTAGCGCCAGAAATACCAGCACCTAATAAATCTAATGATTGACCAACTCCGGCAATTAAATTAGAACGATCTCTTTTATTTAAAGCATCTTGTAAACCAGCTTGTGTATTTAAAGGTTGATCTCCAAAATCAACCGTCATTTGTTCACTAGCTTGCTGAGGACTTATAGGAATTTCAGCTAAAGGTTTTTCTTGTTGAGCGGGTTGTTTAGAAGCTAACATTCTTAAAGGTGCTGGTTTTTTTATATCGCTTCCGGCAGTTTGCCCGGACATAGAACCAAGGGCTCCTCCACCGCCAAGAGCATCGCCAACAAAAGATTCATCACCATTCATTGGAACATTTCCAACTTTTGGTTGGCCAGGATTTAATTGCCATTCTTCTAGATTAGGGTAGGCATCATCTGCTGGAGAACGATTTGCTATTTCCTGCATAATATTAATTTTCTTTTTAGGAAATAAAACATCTTGAACAGTATCAGCGGGTAAATTAGAATCGGGCATGGCTTCATATTGACCACTTCCAACAGATTCTAATTGTCCAGTTTGTGGATTATACCGATCTTGCATTAATTCATTATAAGACGAAGTATCCCCTTGACGCCTTAAAAGATCTAAATCTTCTTTTGTAAATATTCTTGCCATATTAATATAATATCGGTTTCGTTTTATACATTCCAGGAACTTGATCTTCTTCTTTTTCGGCTAAAATCTGATTAATTATACTCGGTTGAGCGGGCTTAGCGACTAATTTATCAGCTAAGGCTTGTTTCTGCATATAATCACCAAATTGAGAACTTAATCCACCAAGACCACTTGCAGCATTTGCCCAATTTTGTTTTGTTGCATCGGCTTGTTGTTGCGCCGCTTGAGCTTGACCAGTTAATGCATTAGCTTTTGCTTGAGCTTGTGACATTCTATCTAACCAGTTTTGTCTTTTAGCTAGAGCTTGTCTATCTCTTTCAGCATTTAACATTCTTGTATTCTCATCTTGAATTCTTTGTTGTTCCGTAAGATTAAACAATTGTCCTTGATTTTGTGAAGCAACATTTCTTTGTTGACGCGTAACTTGGTTTGAAGTATTAAAACGATTTAATTCATCTTCAGCCGCCGCTCTAGTTCTATTAACATCAAAATCTTGACCTCTAATCTGTCCACCTAAATTACCAGCAGACGTAAGAGCTTGTAAAGCGTTTTGTGACGCCATAGCAGCTAATCTATCTCCGGATTCAGATAAAGCTTGGTCGCTAGATTGTGCCGATTGTAATTGAGCCGCTAACTCCGCACCACTTCCAGACATTCCACGCTCAGCCATTTGCTGCATAATTCTTTGTCGGCGTCCAGTATCTTCTTTAGCTACTTGATTTCGAATTTGATTATAAGCCGCTCTATCTTCAGGACTTAAACCGGTTGAACCTCTTTGTTGAAGAAGTTGAAGAGCTTGCGTTTGCGCTCCTCTTAAACCTGGATCTTCTTTAATTTGTGATAGTTTTGAAACATCTTGCGTGATAGCATCTTCAAGTTTTGGATTATAAATACCAACTTGTTTTAGTTTTTCACGTATAATTTCAGCAGAAAGATCTGGAGGTGCTCCAACGGCATTAATTTCTTGCCATGCTTGTGCCATAGCCGCTCTAGCTCGATCTTGGTCATTACCAGAAGCCATCGAACCAATAATATTACCACCAATTTGAGTAACTGCTCCAGCTATCATAGGAAGGAAAAATCCCATTATAAACTCCTAACAAAATTACTCATACAAGTATTTGTTTCCATAAATCCTAATTTCTTAACTTTATCTTTTAAGTTAGGATGTTCTACGCTCGCTAAAGCGTATTTAAATTCTTTTGTTTTTGCTAAAACAACCAAGCCTTCGATTAATTCATCCAATCCTTTGGATCTTTCTTCTTTCGTTGCTTTAGGATTACCCACAACAAACTCCAACCAACAAAGCGCACTATCAGTAGAATACAAAAAACCGGCACATAAATTTTCGATAATGAGCCCATTCTTCGGTAAACAATCTAGAGGAACAATAGGATAGTCATATTCTTTCCACCATTCACAAATAATTTCATAATCTTTTGGTTCAAAAAATCTCATTATAATACTTTATCACCACCATATTGAGTTTTTAGTTCCCCAAGAATTTTTTGTATTGCTCTTTCTCTAGAATCTTGTAATTCTTGATTTCCAGAAGGATTTGCTCTATTATAATCTATAATTTGTTGCAAACTAGCCGTTGGAGAAGGCACAGGAAGAGAAGTTCCCATATCCGTCATAATTAGTCCCGTGGTTGGTGCTTCGGGAACATTTGAAGGCGCATTTAAAGCTGCCGTATAGCGTTGTTGTCCTTGTTCAACCGATTGTTGAAATGCCGCCTTATCAAAAGAATATGGATTGTTTGGATCATAAAAACCAACTTCTTGGTCAATTGGAGAGCTAACTCCAGATAATTTTCCTAAAGCTCCTAATTTTGCTCTTTCTTCTGCTGAAGCAGAAGTTTGTGCTGTTGCCGCTATTGATGGCGTCATATAGTTTTCTGGTACAGCACCCCAAGTTTCATATGGATTCTGAGTTCCTAAAATTCTTTGTCTATCTTCTGGTGTTAATTGACGATTACTAAATCTACTTAAAGCTTCTTCTTGAACAGTATTATAATCTTTTGCTCTTCCAGTTAAAGGATTTAGAAGATTTTGAAATGCTCCAGTTCCTTCTTGTAAAATATTACCAGATTGATCAATTCCTAATTGTTCTCTAGTTTGTTTTCCAAACTCTTGAGCTTGTCCCTGTCTTAATTGCCCGATTTGTCGTGCGGTATCTTCTTGTTGTCCAATTTCTCTAGTTAATCCAGTAGTTCCTCTGGCCGCTTGTTGCATTTGTTTTACGCCCGGACCTTGACCTAAAAGTAAAGTATCTAGGTTTCTTTGTCCTTGTGTATAATTCGGCCCTTGTCCAACATACGCTTGTAAAACTTGAGATTTATCTCCGGCACCACGTAACTGCTTGCCATATCCTTGCACTTCACGAGCTTTAGCGCCGATTTGTGCGACTTGGGATTGGTCCAATTGAGTAGGACCAGCATATTGTCCCGCTCTAAAAGTTTCAAATTGCTTTTGAAGATCTGGATTTACGTTAGTTTGTCCACTTCCAATATTCTGTAAAGCTTGTTGACGGGCCGCAACATTTTGTGCTGATGCCAAATTTTGAGCACCTGATTGGTTTTCAAAGCCTTCACGAGTTTGCGCAAGATTTTGACGAACGCCAGAAGCTCCACCAGAAAGACCAGCACTTACCGTTGACGCTAATCTGTTATTTTGATTAGCACCTAAAATTCGACCTAAATTAGTAAAACCACTCCCACGTCTAGTCGATTGGGGGGCCTGTGGATTGTTTACAATTGGGGGCATTTTAATCCTATATTAGTTGTTAAATTCCTTTTTAACCCCATACTACAACTCTAAGTAAAAATTGGTTATTTGCCGGAAGTCCAGTAATATGTTTTATAATAATACTAGTTCCATTCTGGATAAAGGTAATAAATGGGGCTCCAGTAGGATAAATAGTTGAATTTGTTTGATTTTCTGCAAACATAATGTGCGTTCCTTTTGCTATTTGAACATTATTTGTTAAGCCTATTGAAGTAGGATTAAGAGGAATGCCCGCAGAATCGACAATTATAGTAATATCTTTAATAGTGCAAAAAATATTATCAGTTAAGGAAATATTATTATTTCCAAGGGTATAAAGAACTTCTAATCCGATGTTTAAAGACACGGATAGCCTATCGACAAGATCTTTAAATTCTTGTGCGTAATCTTGTTTATTTAATCTTTTAAACCCGGGAAGTTTCATTTTACAACTCTTTACAATCTAGCGCCTATACGCGCGATTTGATTGAGAAATACTACCATCAATAGTAATACCGAAACAGGACCATTTTTCTCTAGCTATTCTATGCGTAAATTTAATTAATACATAACGACAACGCATAACTTGTCTTGGGAAATACGTTCTAAAAGGTGCCCCGTGAGAGCCCCCTCCAAAAAACCCATTTCCAAACAAATTAAAGCCAAATATACCATTACCATCGCCTAAAAACTCAACCGGAATGAATTCAGGCAATAAATCAGACGCAAAAGCTATCACAGCCTTGGTAAAAGCCTTACTTTCAAACATCATGGTAAAATTCATCAAATGCTTCCAGCCTAATGGATCGCCCATAGTTTGAGGCTCATATTGAAAATCTGTCTGAATCGCTTTAAAAACGATTATAGGCCCCACTAAGAAGTTAATGCCGGGATCTAATGTCAATTCGTTTGTGAATTGATTTACGCCCGTTATAAGCGATTCTAGAGGGGTTGTAGAATCAATTAGAACATAATTATTGAAGATAACGCCCGGATCGATATTTAAGTTATTAACTATAGCATTAAAACAAGCGAATAAATCCCTGAAATCACTATTTAAAGTGCTCCAAGAGCCCGTATTTCCTGAAATTGTTACAGAAACTGGAACACTAAAGTTATTAGCATCAACTACAGTTATTGCATAATTCCCGTCAATTATAGGAACTGTATTAGTTCCAGTTAAAGCGATATATCTACCATTTTGTAGTTCGTGTCCGGCTGAAGTTATAACCGCTGGATTAGTTGCAGTAATATTAGTAACAACTCCGGATTTTGAATCAATAATATCAAAATAGTTAGAAAACTGAGTTCCTGGATCAGTATCTAATTTATTCGCAAGTTCTACTAATTTAGTTCTGATATCATCTCCACCAATCATTTCTTGAGTAGTTAAATAATCAAAACGCGCGATTCCTGAAGTTCCTGCGGTGGTCACTGGTTCTGGAATTGCAATAGTAAAACTAAAAGGTGAAGGAACAGTATCAACTTGATAAGTTCCATCAATAATAGGATCACTGTTTGTATTAGCTAGAATAACGAAATCATTAACGATAAGGTTATGATATCTATAAATTGTATGAGTTCCTACTCCACCAGTCGTTAAATTAATCGCTGCTCCACCTAAAGTTGCGGCTAATTGAAATGTATTTAACGTTGGATTAAGAATAAAATAAGTTGTGTCAGCTACTAATGGGGCCGGTAAAGTACCAGTTGATAAAAATCTTACTTTATTACCAAGAACATATCCATGTCCTGGAATAGTAATAGTATCTGTTACAGTATTAACATCTGCGGCGACGAACTGATCATTCTTAGTAGTAATTAAAGGATTTGAACCTGTCGTGATAGATTCAATTTGAACAGACGCAACTGCCGCATCATTATCAAGCTTTAGTAATAACGCATTAAAATTAACAACAGTAACTCGTTGTTCTTGATAAAAAACATCTCCGATTTCAATTCCAGCAACGGAAGATAATTTAATTTTTGTTCCCGCATTGAAAAAACTATCAGTTGAAAGATTTAAACGTAATTCTCTATCGGCATAATCCGTTCTATCAAACGATTTTCTTTCTTCTTCTATAAAGTTAACATCTCCGGCCCCGACATACATCTTATCATCGGCTGGATTAATAATTCCACAAGTTGTGGTTTTATCAATAGTCGTCCAAGAATTGGTTAAATTACCAAATCTATATCCAATCATAGCTACTGTATCGTTCGTTTCAAAGTTTGTATAAACTGTATATGAGTTATCGGAATCATATCCAACCCCCCAAGTTACAGTTTTAAAATTAATGAAGTTTGCAGATGCCAATCTTAGAATGTTAATATCAATTTCTCTAGAAACTATATCAATACCAGCTTCAGAAACGGCGTGAATTCCTTGAGTAGTCCATCCATAAATAAGGTTATTAGCTAATCCTAGTGAATCTGCTGCTATTAATACGCATGAAGAATCGAATAATGCTAGATTAAATGGGGCAGTTTCTCCAGAAACACGGAATAATCCGTCTTCCTTGAACACGAATAAACTATCTCGTAAAGGGAATATTCGTAAAATTGCTTTTTCTTCAGAACCAACATCGAAATAGTTTGTAATAGGAACAGCTTCCGGCTGATTTATTTTAGAATAATAAATTCGATTTTGCTTCTCTTCGTTATCAGAGGCAACGGACAAACTCTTTTTAATAATTACCCCAGTAGTTCCTGCCGTAGTTACATTTACCGGAACACTAAAAGTATTAACAGTTAAAAATGTAATTAATTGTTCCCCATTAATAGAAGGTGAGGAATTACTAAAAGCTATACCAGCTATGTCACCGGATACAAGCCCATGAGCGGTTAAAGTCACAACAGATGGATTTGTTGCACTATTACTTAGTGTATCATCAGGATTTGGAACAATAGGAGGATCAAATGAATTTCCAGTGTCAAAGTTATTAGCAACAATAAAAAATTCAGGGTCATCAAGCTCCCTACCCTCGAAAAGCATCTTTCCTGGAACATCAACCAATCCTGAAAGATAGAAAATATATAATGTTTCAGCCGTATTTAAATTAACAACATTCTGAAAACTTCTTGCAGTTTCATCAACAGCTTGAGCAGGAGATACAACAGTAGATAATAAAACTTCATTAAACGCGGCATTTTCCCCTCTTCCTTGTTGGGTAATAGTAATAGTAAATCCAGACGTTTCAGCTGTTGCATCAGTAGTCGTGCCCTGTATAACGTTTGTAACAATTACATTATTAGTAGCACCGCTAATAATAAAATCAGAAGGAACTCTAGCTAACGTATTTCTAGTTTTGAAGGCTACTGTATTTGCAGTATCGCCAGTTGCAATAGCGACTTTAATCCCGGTTCTGCCGGAAATTAATGGATCAGTTCCAGATCCGCTAACCTCATACCAAACATAATACATGCTTTGGTCTTTACCAGAGTTTAAATAAAAATAATCTCCAGCTAAGGAACCCGCAACATCGGGAATTGTTGCAATATTAGTAATTTCGGCAGTTCCTCTAATAAAATAGTATTGATTGGCAGTAGCACCATGAATAATAGCTACCATAGAATTAGACCAATATCCAGTAGTTGAACCCGCTCCGCCAGAAGCCGCAACAGTAAAAGTTGTAGACGTTGGAGTAGTCGCAACACGATGCACTAATTGATCTAGTGTTGCAATACCAGTTCCGTTAATATAAACAATTTGATCTACTTCTAGATTATGATCTGTATCCGTGGTTATGGTAGCTGGTGCGCCGGCGGTAACTAAAACGATATTACCCGCATTAAAATTCTGAACACCCAATAAATTGACATTTAGTCTTTCTCTAGTTTTCGTGTTGGCATAGAATAAAACGTTTTTAAATCTGTTAATATCCTTAGCAAGTGGGGGAACATCGTTTGCCAATAAAATACCACCTAGAGATGGGTTTGTATAAAGGTCTTGCCCAGCAAACGCATCAATTGTTTGATCTAAAATTATCATTTGACCAGCCGCCAACTCTGCTGCCGTAGGAAATGCCTCATAAACTTGTTGCATTTCATCATCAGGAGTTAAATCGGATAGTACAGTTGTTCCAGTAGCTATTGAAATATTAGAACGATAAATTTGAACGAAATGATTGGGCGTTACATCTTGTGGAATATTAACAGTTAAAATAACATTAGCCGTAGTTGTAACGTCAAGCGGTGTAATATATGTAGATTGATTTAATGCTGAAATTACTGTAGTTGGTTCAGCCTGTAATTGTGTAATAATTTGATCTAGGGCCGCCTGCATTATTTGGAGTTGGTCGCCAGTAGCAGGATTATTAACAGTCTGAGTAGTAAGGTCAACCGTTGAACCATTAAAATCAATATTAGAAATTGTAAATCTATATTCATAAGAATGTATTTCCGCTGTAGCGCCAGTTGCGGTTGCGGCAAAAGTCTCGCTTGTATTAAATGTTACAGTGGTAGCAGTAACTGCCGAAACAACTTGAGACCCATTTACAGCCGCCGGGGCTCCAGTAAAGCCTTGTAAAAATATATGACTTCCAGCGGCCCAGTAGGTTGTAGGATCGCCAACAGCAAAAGTAATTGTGCATGACGTTCCGTTTGCGGAAATTGCAGTAGCTCCGGTCATGTCTAAAGGCGTAGCACCTCCGCCGACGTTTGCATACCAAATATCGTTATCAATTTTAGCTGCTAATGCTATAATTTGACTTTGAACTTCTGGTGCCGTGGCATTGTATTCCAAAGCTAGGGTATCGACATAATCGCCATCACCAATAAAAGCGGTAGGCGTCGTTTCAGTAATATCATCTAAGGCACCTAGTATTCTATCAAAATCAGAAATTAAGAATGTAAGAAGAGAATTATAAAGAACAATTCTTTCGGAAGGCGTTCCTAAAATGCTATTATTGTTTGCATCTCTAATACCCCAAACGGCCCGATAAGCAACAGTGCTATTTTCTGGAAGAAATCCCGTAGAATTACCAAGTTGAAAATCAATACGAGCAGAACCATTAATAGCTTTAACTCCACCGGCATTAGTAACGTATCCGGCGGCAGTCGTGAATTGATCTGGACTAGCGGCTGAAATCTTTTTAATACCCTCTGAAGTAGTAAAATAGAAGTTACCATTAGATTCAATAGATTTAATTCTAAGTCCTGGATCTACTTCTTCAAAGTTACTAGCAAATGAATTAAAAATAGATTGTTCATCGGCATTTAGTATTTCGGTATCGAATTGTAAGGTAGAGCCGAAATGTCTTAAAATTCTGTCTTTATAAGTAAAAAGTTGCTTGATCGCCGTAGTTGCGGCCGTTCCATAAAGGCGCATTCCCCTCCTAGATTCCATAACATTATCACGTTTGATAATGATATTAGAAGCGGTGGTAAGTCCGCCATCCTTAGTTTCTAAGGCATTGGGACTTGTAGATAGACCTTTAGCTTTTAATGTGATTTGCGCTGGCATTTCAACCTCTTATTAATAGCGCCGACGGTCTGTAAAACCTTGGTATCGTAGTATGCTATGTCGCGCTAAAACTTTTTGCGGAGAACCATCATCTCGAACATCAATTAGATTTCCTTCGGTTCTATTTAATTTTTCAACCTTACTATCGGAAATCGCCATTCCTTCTTTATCGCCAATGGCTTCTAAAATGCGAGAACAAGTTCTTTGTACAAGACTTGAATGAAGTTCTGGAGGCATGAACGGGATAATACATTCATTTCTAGAACAAACATAATCTCCAACAACAAAATCAGCTGGAACAGAATCTTCTGGCAAATTAAGAGTAGTTCCTGAAATGCTTGCAGTATTTAATAAAATATCATAGTTGACAATTCTATGACCAGGAAGAGTTTGTAATAAATCAACATATGTACCTGAAGTCATGTTTGACGGAACGGTACTTAATGATTCTAATCCTAAAGTGGTTTGTACTAAAAATGCCGCAGAATTAGAACTTTCTACCGTATTCGGTCTGTTTGAGAATAAAACTTTTACTGTATTAGTTGCTGGGTTTCCGTTAGTTGCTGAAAAATCAATTCCGGCATTATTAATAGCCGTTACTAAATTAGTTGCGGTTGCGGAAGACGTAGCACCAATTAAAAATTGATTGCCGGTAGGCGCCGCCAAAACGGCTTCAAAAATCGTTGGGGTACTAACCTGCCCATTGACAATGGATAAAGTTACAGTATCACCAGGGATGATACTTGCATTTGTAACCGTAACAGTTTTAGAAAATCCATTAATCGTAAAAGCCCGAGTTTCTTCTACTAACTGATTAGGTCTAATATGCCAATACATTACAACAAGTCCAGTAGGATTATCAGTAATGGATGGAATTAAAACGATGTTATTATTTTGAAAGTAATATCTAAAAGGTGTTTGATTTGAAATGCTAATAGATTGAAACCAGGTTTTATCATCAGCATTAACTCTGGTCATTTCAAAAATTTGACCATAGGGTAAAGCTGGGGTAGTATTACCATCAGCATATAGAATATCTCGTAACTTCATTCCAATTGCTCTATTAGGCACAGGATATTCGCTTCGATTTTCTTCTATGGTAACTGAAGAAGCAACTACTAAAAATTCCTCATGATATTGAAGAATATTAGGAAGTAGCTCTTCTTTAACTACATCATTGGCAAAGTTTAAGATTTCTTGATCAGTAAACGTACTTTGATAAACAGGAAAAGATATACGTCTTTTTACTGCATTAATTAAATCGTTTGATGTAAGCCATGGATTAACTGCCATTATTAGTTCCTATTAGAACGCCCATGCTGGAATTACATAGTTGGTTCCATTAATATTTAACGTTAGATATACGGACGGATCACCGGTTGAGGCGCCAGGACCATTCGTTAGCGTTAATACACCAGCCGCCGGAGCTTGCAAAGCGCCATTAACCTCATGAATTTCCGTTTCCCCAGTTCCACCAATCTTAACTACCCCCACACCAGATACGGCAAGTCTTTCAATAGAATTAGTAGTCAAACTAATCGGGTTCATGCCATCTTGAGAAATTCTCATTCCACCAGTAAAGGTAGCATCGGATTGAAGAATAGATTGAGCACCAGCGGCTATGGAAGTTGCGTAAACATCAAAATTACCAGCATCTGTTACAAAACGCCCACGAACCGTGGCACTTCCGCCAACATCCGAGTTTCTAAAAGTAATAAGAGTGGCCGCATCTTGATCTTGTCTTAAATCAAACTTATTAACTGGAGCAGTTCCAACCCCGAGATTTTTGAAAATAGTCACACCATCAGCCGCAACAATTCTCATTTGTTCATCAGCGGCGGTAAATCCGGTAGCCATTACTATATTTCCACCCGGAGATAGGTGTAGTAAGCCGCCCGTCATCGCCGCCGGGGCGTACACAATACCTTGACGCATCTTTAGGATATCTTCCGCAAACGCAACATCGCCATTATTTTGAAGAACTAATCCAATTCCTCCTGCCGCAGTCGCCATATTAATACGAGTGAATCCATCCAAAGTATCATTAACTAGAAAGAAATCAGTAGGACCGGCGGCATTCGGTTGATCGACCACAAGAGGCTGTGTTAAACTAGGAATCAATGTCCCAGTGCCTGCCTTAAATCCAGTTACAGCATTAACTACAGAAGGGCGATTCGCATTGTCCGCGCCAATACTGCCCTGACCATCGACTGCCCACAAAAGATTAAGATTTACGTTATCTGAGTGATCAAAATGAAGAAGATTTGCGCCGCCGCTTCGTCTCCATGTTAATACTCTACTACTATCGATATAGCTGAAATGATAGAAAGCCCCCAATCCTGAATCAAAATATCCAAATCTTGAAAATCCCGCAATACTATCAGCAAAGAAATATGTATTACCGACGGGACCAATTTGCATGTAGTTTAAAAGATAGAATTTAGAAGGACGGTTTGTTCCGTTCGCGCCGATATCCCCGGCGCCATCTGATGACCATAAAAGATCATCACTTAAAGTAAGATCTCCCGTAGATACTAAAGCCCCAGTTGACACACTAGCCGCGCTTAAAGCCGCAATTCCTGAAAGGTTATTAGAATCATCAACAATAACTCCGGAATTTTGTAATAAGTTACCCGCAACTCCATCAAATCTAGGTAAAGCATTATCAGTTGAACTGCCAGGACCAGTAACATCGCCCGTTCCAGCCGCATTTAAAAGTGCGATTACTCTATCAGTAGTTTCTGGCGTTCCTAAGGCTCCTAATAGAAGTCTTTTATCAATTTCTGTTAAAGGCGCTGCCATTTATTTCTCCTTACGAAACGTGTTCTTTATTTTTTAATTTCTCTTTAAGTTTCATCAAAAGCACAATTCTCTGATCGATATCTTCTTCACTGAGATTATCACCCATTAGGTTTAGATCTCCTTGAGGCTCCTCAGTATCACCTAGTTCAGAATTATCTTTACCCATATCAGGCATATCATGAACCATTTCATTCGCCGCGTCTAATCCGGCCTCTAATCCTTCTTGACTAGGAGAAGCAACAGAAACCTTTTTAAGTCCTGCCAACTTTTCTCCCATATCAGACGAAGCTTGATCTTTTAAATCAGATAAAACATCCATTTTCGCTTTTTGATGCATAGGAGAAGAAACTTTCTTTCCCTTTTTTTCCATCATTTTATCGAATTTGTCGTACATACATCCTTTACTTTAAGTTATAATCTTCTTGTTGACTGTTAGCACCAGAAGTTGCTACGCCAGCGGTCATATCTCTGGTAGTTACTTGAACAGAACCATCAATAGCTCCGCCTAATAAGGCATCGCATAAATCGCGTAGTTCTACAACAGCGGCATGAGGTTTCCCAGGACGTTGGCAACGAGCATTTAAACTATCAATGCTTTGTGCTGGAATGTCCATTTCTATTACAATGAACGCCATAATTATTTTCTCCTTTAATATTAATTATTTAGACTAGCTAATCTTCGAAAATACGAAGAAATTTCAAAACTTATATAATATAGTTGTTAATATGTTATTTTTTCTCTAATACTTTAAATTTATGACGTTTTTTGGGAATTTTAGCCCCATTTTTTCTAGCTTCACTTAAAGCTATAGCGGCGGCTTGTTTTTGTTCTCTTCCAGAATTCATTAATTCTTGGATATTAGAAGATATAATATCTTTACTTTTGCCGGACTTAAGAGGCATTATAATTCCCCAACTTTTTCAAAAGATATCCAATTAGAATTAACATCTGCCGATAGGTTAACTGCCGCACCAGAATCTTGGTTAATATCAATTCTTAATTCATCGCCCGCGACACATTCAAGAATGCCCGAACCGGAAGAAGCTAAAGCATATGAAGCCGAAGTATTAGCAAATACTAAATCTAATCTATATTGCGTTGATGCGTTTTTCAATAATTTAATGAAAAATCGTTCCCCTAAATCCCAGTTCGCATTTTGTAATTGGTGGGCACAGGTTATTCTATATTTTCCAGATTCAGGGCATGTAAACAATCCAGTACTAGTGCTATAGGAATTATGAGTATCGAAGATTTTAGTATTAAACATAACTTGGAAATCGCTGTTATTTGGTACTGAAGGGGCAGTATTAATAGTTGCCCTTGCGGCAATATGTTGTCTGTCAAATGGACGTAGAGAAATTTCTGAAGGAGCAACCGTCCACGTTCCCGCCACGGGTTGATTAACTTTTAATCTTCCCACGAGCCTAATCGGTACATTAACTCTAGCGGTAGTAGAATAAAGAATACGGTTTAAATCTGCTGCGCCAGCGCCGCCTTCTGCCGTAGTAGACCTAACAGTTCCTTCATCAAATCTAGCCATTGAAACTGCCAATTCGACCGTTCCAGCATTATCCAATAAATATACATATAAATAATGATCTACCCCGCTAGCAGTACCAAGTGTAGAACCACTAGATGCAGTCATTGATAGCGCGGCGATTACATTACGAATATTATAAGTGCCAGTTGCCGAAGTTAAGTTTCTAAAACCCACTCTAACGGGACTTGCCCCAGAAGCATCAACTCCCGTTTTAGTTTTAATAGCAATTGTTAATGCATTTCCAGCTACTGTAGCTGCTATTCCTAAATTCTGATCATCATATGAGGCATCAGATAGATTACTATTAGCATCGGCAAATGCTAGATTTCCAGCCCCGTCCGTTTTTAAAACCTGATTAACTGTTCCGTCGGCAGGAGGAAGTCGGAATGTGGTGCTCGCCGCTAAAGTGGGAGCTTCAAATCCCACGAAAAATCCGGAATCTCCAAAACGTAAAGGCCCACCAGCCGGAAGATCAATTTGACCATCACCGTAAATTAAAAGTCTATCGCCCGCAGTATTAAATGCTCTTAAAAAGAAGTAGTTTTGAGAATCACCAACCGCAGAATGATCTAGATATAGAAGATGTCTAAAAGCTCCACCAGTCATTTGTGAATGTAAAAGAGGAACGGTTCCGGTTGAAGTATTAGGCGCGGTAACAATTAAAGGCCCTCTTGATGTATGTTGATCAGTATTTCCTGCGCCTCCTATAGTAATAACATCCCCATCAAAAAGAAGATTAAGACTATCAGTCATTACTCCAGAACCATCGTTATAGACAACGCCATTCGCTGTTCCAGAAGCTAGTTTACTTCTCGCGATATTGGCACCAACTTTAATATCAGCATTATCAATATTTGTAATAGTATTTAAATCTGCATCAATGGTTTTATTTGTAAGAGTTTGAACAACATCAATGCCAACTAAAGTAGTATTGGCATTAGGAACCGCTAAGGTTCTAGTAGTTCCAGTGGTTACAGGAGCGGCGTCAAAAATAAATCGTTTGGTATTATCAACTTCATCAATAAAAAATGAAGTATTGTCAATAAAGTTATTATTATCAAACGTTTTACCGGATATAGTTCCAGAACCAGTTTCAGTCACTACTGGGGAATTGATTGTGCCATCAAAGAAATAAAGTTTATTATCCGAAGTTAAAACTTCTAAGTCGCCCAATTCACTATTTTGGGTTAAAGCCTTTCCGACTATATTAATACCATTTAATAATTTTTTATAAGAAAAAGCCATTAAGTTCCTTTATTGAGCTAAAGCTTGAGCAGTAAAAGAGATTTTTCCAGAATGGTTAGCTCCAACTATTGCTGTAGTTGAAAAAGAGAATTGTCCCGCGTCATCTATCGTAAAAGTAATTTGTGCATCGCCTATGTATTCTCTTTGTAATTCCCATTTTTGGTTTACTGGATTATTAGGATTATAAATAACATTCATTTCGCCCATTTCGTACACACTAGTTGTATCGGTTTCTCTAAAAACTGCATATCTAATAAACCCGGCTCTTACTACCGCCGTACTAAAAGATAAACCCGTTAAGGTTGTGCTAGCTGCCGGATTATGAGAAGCATTTAAAGTGAAAAACTGTTTAGAAACATCGCCAGTACTAATAAGACCACTTAAAGCGTCTTCAACTAGCTGGGCGAATTGTATGACCGCCTCAGACCACACAGGAGAAGTACCGGTATTTGGAAATGGGATGGGTGTGCCGTTTATTACAATGATAGGCATAAATAGAAAATATCCTTAAGAAAAAGGTTCTCCTATTAGTTGTTAAATTTCATTTTATAAAGGGAAAAATAGATAAGCTATTGAATTTATTAAGATGGTCTGGAATGCGGGAGTTGCACCCGCACTTCCCTGTCTCCAAAACAGGGCGATTACTAACAATCTCTATTCCAGAAGTGTATTATATCATTAGTTTATTTTAATGTCAATATGACAAGTCTGGCTTGTTATATAAGCTTTAAAGTAAACTAGTCTTATACTGCCAATAAAATCCTTTGTATTTCGTTCTTTCCCCCTTACATACCCGACGGACAGCTTTAGGTTCAAATTCCGTATTTCTTAAAGCTAGAGACGATTCAAAATACATTCTTTTTCCTTCATTATTCCAACCTTCAATAGGAATTAAAAAATCTCTTTTAAACCCCCCAATTATTTTTTCGGCTAATAATACGTAACTACTTAAATCTGAATCCTTTTTATAAAACCAAACATACTCCTGACCTATTTTAGCTCTTTGTTTTAATGATTCTGTAATACAACTTCCAGAAAAGCCTTGTCTAATTGCATTATTTATTGATATATACTCTTTTATATGACCATCATATATATTAATAGCTACAATAGGAATTTGTCTGGATTCTGCTACGGTTTTTTGAATTTGCATTCTTTTAGCTCTTATAATCGGATTAGCCCATTGTTCTTTCATTATTTTGGAAACTAATGGACGATTATAAAAAGATGGAATCATATTATATCCGGTTTTAAAATTTAATGAGTTATAAATCGTGATAAAATCATTTTCTATAATCTCTAAATTATCAATATTCCTCGTGCAAAATAATATTTCAAATTTAAAATTTTCTTTACCATGTTTTCTTAATGCTTGGTGAATTGAATATTGAGAATTGTTACTAAAAGCCGCGCATTTATGTTCAGACCATCTTCTACTTGGTAATTTAGTAGTAGAACCAATATAAACCTTATTATTAAGAATATTTGTAATTAGATAAATATAACCAATCATATAAAACTATAACATTCCTTCCTGGAGCAATAAGAGAAAAAGAAAAGGAAGAACGAATTCTTCCTAATCTTAAACTCTTAACTATTAAGTCGTTGAGTTAACGATATTCGAAATCAAAACATTTCGTCCCGGCGCCGTACAAAACAACGCTTGATCCGTATAAAGTCTAAATTCATACGCAGCCGCATCATTTAGTTGACGTAGGATTTGATCTCCAGGCATTCCAGGGATGTTAAATGAAACATCTCGGGAACCCACGCGAGACCAGTTCTCTTCCGAGATTAGGTACGCATAGCCCTCTTTCACGTAGATAGAAGGAAGAACTTCGATATCACCATTTTGAGAATGGAATAGGAGCTTTTCAGAACCGTTTTCCATTTTCTGTTTGGAATAGCTTCCGTCATATTTACGAAGAGCCGCTTGATCGCTCATCATGTTCGCCCAGCCCTTTAGAGAGACTAGAGCAAGCATTTTGCCGTGGTGTCCTTTTTCAATCGCACGGGTAACAGCAAGACTTAGCTTATTAAAGCTTAGCGCCGCACCAGAGGCAGAAAAGGTATTTCCGCGCCATAATTCGAATTGATCAACAGAAATGTTGAATAGTGAACCAGTCGCTTGGGAAATCACTCGATGGATACCAGCAAACTCGTTACCATACGCACCGCGGCGCCAAATAACGTCAGTGGCAACAACTCCCGCAGCAGCCGCTGAGGAATCAAGCGTTAGAATACGAGTATCTAGGTCAACAGATTGGATAATGAAGTTACCACGCGAAATCGCACCAGTAGCATCACGAATCTCAATCGGCATACCTTTTGCCCCTGACCAGATTCCAGGTGCCCACTCAGATAGTGTAATCGTTACGGCAGAACCAGCAACGACCGAGACCGTTCCATAGCCCATTTGACCGTAAAGCATTTCGATCTCAAGAATTTTCGTGAAAGAACGAAGGGCGTTCTCAACGACATACTTGCTCGCGCTTCCGAAAGACGCTTTGTCAGAACCAGAACGAGATAGAGCATTGTACCCGATTTGGGAACGTAGCACTTTCGCATTACCCTTAACTTGCGCATCACGCATAGGTGAAGAAACCGCAGGTAATAGGTTAAACGCATCCTCATCTGGACCGGCATAAGTAATACCGTGTTCTAGACCAAGAGCCACAGGTTGATGGTAAAGATTACCAAGCATTTTCTCTTTTCCAAGGAAATCGATCATATTTAATAGATGAACGTCTTCCGGATAGAGAACCTTAATTTTATCAGCATAAAGTTCTTTGAAGAACCCATTTAGTGTTCCAAAACTTGCGGCTGGATCACCAAAAGTATTAACAGCAGACATTTATAACTCCTTAATAATTAGTCGGCGACCACGTATTCGATTTCAAGCGAACCGTTGAAGGTATTCGCACCAGTAAAATCGACCGCACAATCCACAACTAACATAATTGATTTTCCGCCAGCAGAACCCGTAGTAATACCAGTAGCACTACCTAGAAAGGAAGGCGCCACTTCGGCATTGGTTCGGCTATAAGCACACGCTTTTACGACTTTTTCGAGTTGTTCGTTGACCTTTAAAAGAACTCGGAAAACGCCAGTAGCGTCAGCGGGGGCTGTAGTATAAGTAGCAGTCTCGCCAGAAGCAAGAGCGCCGGTAATTTGATCTACACCGCCAGTTTGTAAAAACATACGGGCAGGCTCGTCATTACGCGGAACAACACTCGCGGCAACGGCATTTCCAACAATTGTTAGAGGAATGCTTACCTTTTGAACTTTGAGTTGTCTGCGTTGGATGACTTCATCATTAGCAACATATGAAGGCATATATTTACTCCTATATTAAAATTTTATTGTTTATTTGTTACAAGGCTTGCTATTAGATATGCATACTCAGTATTACTGGTTATATGCAGTCGGCTAGGAATGCCAAAACTTTTTACAATAATAGTTGTTAAAATTCTATATTTATAGAAAAATTATATTTTCTTAAAATAATCTCTAAAGCTAATCTTTGGATTTGATTCATCTTTTTGTACTTTTTTACCACCGGCATCCACAACAGTTTTATTAAGTGGAACAGGCGGGGCATCTTTGGACTTAGCTTTGGCTAGGTTTCTTTTACGAAGCTTATCTAA